TTAGCAGAAGCGACGTAGCGCCTCTTCCACCCTGCCGAACAGCATCTCCGGCGTGTTGTCGTTGACGATGACGAGATCCTGATCGCCACAGCCGCGCTCCGAGACGTGGCCGCCAGCAATTCCGCCCCTGCCCTCAATCTTGAAGATGTCGCCGCCTAACCGACGGATAGCCTGAGCTTCGTTCGGGAAGCGGCAATCGTCGACAACGACACGGCCACCTTGCTTGACGATGCGCTCGGCAGAGTCGCGCCAGAGGTTGATCCAAAAGTCGTCGCCGATGCATTTGCGGCCCCATTCGGTGCCGAGTGTCTGCATGGCGTGCCGGGGAGTTTTGTCGCAAAGAAGGCTGTTGCTCAGTTCCTTGCAGTTGCCCTCGATATCTTCCTCACCAAAGCCCAGCGCCCGCATCATGTCTTTGAGCGGCCCTGCGAACTTCACCAGTGTATAGCCGTGCTGCTCGACGAGATGGCGCGTTGCGGTTGACTTGCCGCTGCCCGCAACGCCCGTGAAGGCGACGACTGGCGGCAGGTTGTCGTTCGCGCTGACGTAAGCGTCATGCGGCTGCATTAGGTATTTGCGGCCAGCAAAGCCGCCCGGCATCTCTTTCCCGATTGCCACGCCGAGCGCGCGCAGCTCCTGCGGCACGTTATCGTTGGCATGCGGAACTGCGGTTAGATCGCCGGATTGCGTCCAGATTGGTGCTTGGTTCTCGGTCATGCTTCCTCCACTATTTCTCGATATGCGACAATGGTGCCGCCATTGATGAACGTGCGCTGGCTATAGTTTCCGTCCGCTTCGCGGCGCGGCCTCGCCCACAGATAACGGCCAGCGGTAACGTTTTCCAAAACCTTGCCGTTGCGCATGCGGATGTCGATGATGGCGTCCTTGTGCATTGGGCAATCGCCGCCGTGCCATATGGTCCAGTTGGTTGATTGGGTCATGCCGACATTCCCCTCTTTCGCCCGTCCAGCAGCGCATCGAACGTCGCCATGAATTCCTCTTCCGCCTTCTCCGGCGACCAATAGCGCAGCTCGACGCCGAGCGGATTGTTGTGCTTGCCGTGCCAGTCCATCGGCACGAGATTGACGAGCTCGTCGGCAATGATGCGCTCGTCCGCCTCATGAACTTCGGCCGGCATCTCCCTTGCCAAGGAATACCTATCCGCCACCGCAGCCATAACTCGTGCCTCGGCTTCCTTGTAGCCGGTTAGATACGGCTTCACCGGGCGCGGCACGTCGACGAGGTAGGCTTCGCTGGCGTCGTGCAGCAGCGCCCAAAGAGCCACGTCCACGCCTTCCCAGCGCAGCTTGCGCGCCATCAGCACCGAATGCTCGGCGACGCTGTAAAACCGAAGGCAATGGCCAGCATAGCGGCATTGCAGGCTCAGCGAGTGGGCGATGTCCTCGATGAAGACTTCGTCTCTTCGCGGATCCAGCGGCCAAAACTTGCGGCCGGTGGCGGTCTGCATAAAATCGCCGTAGCGCGCGGGCTGCGTGTCTTGATGAAACGCGAAATCGGTCTCGGAAGCGTGTCGCTGCCAATCCTCCTCTGAAAGAACCGGAACGACAGGCTCGCTTTCATCGTCTGCATAGTTGATGCCGACGAGATCTGCGGTGGTTGCGACTTCGCAGGAACGGCGATCAACCACCGATCGAAGGAGGCCGATATACTGGCCGCGCTCTTGCGGCACGTTGTCGTTCGCCGGCACGTACTTCGGCGCCGGCATGGGCTGCGCGCCCATACCGGGAACCATGACCGGCTCGTTATACTGTTTTGGCGAAACGGTTATAGCCGGCTCGTGCCGGTGGCGCCATGATGGCAACGTTTTGTTACTCATGCGGCCTCCTCTATCGTTCGGGTTTTGTTGTCATTTGCTGCCTGCAGGTAGGCGATGGCGCTATTGAGCCTGTCTACGCTGTCTTCGACGAGGCCGAGCATCATGTTGCAAGACGTGCATAGAAGTCCTCTGATAGCCCCTGTTGCGTGACAGTGATCTACATGGAAGCCGCCTCGACCCTTTGGCTTTGTCGTTTCGCAGATCCTGCACTTTCCTCCCTGCGCATCGTACATGTCGTCGAAGTCTTCGATCGTGATGCCGTAGTTCTTTCGTAACTGATTGGAGTAGGTCCGGCGCCTATCTTGCTCCTTGCGCTCTTCTGACCAGCCTTCCTTTCGCTCCTTAACCGCCCGCTTTCTCTTTTGCAGGAGATCCGGAACGCGTTCACGACGCTCCATCTCGTACTTCCGCTGCCTTGCCGACCAGCATGGAGAACAAATGTACCGCTTGTACTTCTGCATTGAGGCGGTCCAATTCTCGTCAGACAGCATAGCTCCGCAGTCCTGACAGGCGCAGAGATCTCCATGCGCCCTCCTTGTTCTAGGTCTTGGCATCAGAACGCCTTACCGCCAGCCTTTTTTCTGTTTTCGATCTGATGATCGGCCCGCGTGCGATTAAATTCCATCTTCTCGACGATCGCGCCGCCCAGGTCGTAGCCGAGGAAGGCGGCCAGATCACCGATGCGGATCATGGCGTCGGCGAGCTCGACTTCTGCCATCGGCCGGTTCGGCAGCTTGTCGTCCATCAGGACTTTGCCGGGCTTTGATTTGCGAACGCCTTCCATGGCTTCGCTGATTTCGCTTACGATCAGCATGAGCATTTCCGGCACGTTGCGATCAAGCGCCTTGCCGGTGGCGAGATCGGTGTACCAGCCTGCCTTTCGGCTCGCGGCGTGGCAGTCGGCGGCGAACAGGTTGATGGCGGAGGCGTGGGAATATGCCGGCGACAGCGAAGGCTGCTGGAGGTTGTCGTTGGCTGGCCGCTCCGCATTGCAATCGCATTCTCTCTGCAGGCCGCACGCGCAGCCGCCGCCATGGTCGTATTTTGCCATTCTCTTCTCCTCTTCGTGGTGGTTGCCGCCGACTTGGTTGGTCGGCGGCCGGTGTTGGTGGTTAAAATGGTAGCCTGGCGCGCATCGGCTCAGACGGATTGCGCGGTATTTCGATGAGTCGAATAACAAGGCTGCTATAGCTGCTAAAGAAATCGTATCGAAACGCGATCCACCATTCCCGCCACGTTGGCTTGCGCCGCTCTCCTCCGCCGGCACGGATGGATACGGACGCGACCCTGTGGCCTTTCCTGATTGCCCTGAAAAACTCCTCAATGACTAGGCCAACCAGAAATCCAGCGATCGCCAAGCCGACGAGTGTAAAAGGGAAAAGCAACCAGATCACGCCGCCCTCATCTGCTCAGCCGGCGCGTTATCGTTCGCGGCGGCATACTTGCCGGCGACCATCTCAGGCCGCATCGTGTTGCGCGACACCTCGCCGAACATTCTGGAATAGGTGATCCGCTTCGCCGATCGGCCGGACAGCCACGGCCCGCCAGCTGCATAGGCGTCTTGGGCTGCCAGCGTCTCGTGCCGCTCGACATACATCAGGTCGGTCTTGACGCCTTCGTCGCTGTGAAGGTGGCCGTGGTGGCAATAGGCGAACTTCGAACGCCCGAAGAGCTCGCGGAAAATGCCTGCGCACTTCACGTCAAGGCTCTTGATATTGCTCTTGTGGCCGTGGTGATAGAACAGCGCCGTGCTGCCCCACTCATAGGCGTAGTAGAGCATGGGCGAGTTATCGACCGACACACGCGGCTCGTTCTCATACATCGCGGCCAGCATTTCTCGCAGCCAGGCGGACGACGCTGGGTCGTGGTTGCCTGACGCCATTACGACGTGCACTTGCTGGTGCGTCTGGAGAAGCATGTCGATGATGCGCCGCACGGTGCGGATGACAACGCGGATCACCTTCTGCAGACGGCTGTCAGCGTCCAGGACGTGCTTATGCGCCGGCGTCACGCTCTCGAGCGCGTCATGGTGCATCAGGTCGCCCAGCTGCGCCAGCACGGCGGTGTGAGCCTTTGGCGCGCTGGCGATGGCCGCTGAGAACCAATCGAGCAGCAGCTGCTCGGCGATGCGCAGGTCGTAATCAGCGCCGGTCTCCTCGCGCCATGCCAGCATGCCGAAGTGGCTATCGGTAACTACGAACTGGTTGAGGAGATCGGCCTCGACTTCCGCCGGCGGTGGCGTCATGGACACACGCGGCAGATCTTCCTTAAGGGCTTCGATGGTCGCTGCGAAAACAGCCGCCTGCTGCGCAGCATCAGCCGCCGTCTTCACCCACTTGATGACCTCGCGGCCATCCGCATCAACGAGTGCGGAAACGCCCTTGATCTTCTGGCCGTCGGGGATCTCGAACTGGCCGCCATGCTCTGGCTTCTGCTGGATGAAATCTCCGTTCGGCGTCGACGTCACCTGGCTGATGCGAAAGCCGGGCATGACAGGGGCGGTTGGCAGCATCCCCCGCTCCGCGGCCACCTTCAGGCGGGAGTTGAACGTCTGGCGAGGCATGCGGAGCAGTTCGGCCGCTTGCGACTTGTTGCCGAGCGCGATGAACGCGTCGGCGGCTTCTTTGGCGAGATCGTCTGAAAGGGGTGGTGTGGGCAAGTTATGCTCCTGTTTGAATATTGGCGAGGCAATGGTAATGTTGGTCAGCCCTGCAAGGGTCGCCAAGCGGGCGGCTTTGGGGCTGCGCTCCATTGCTGCCCGCCCTCAGTTGATTATCGCCTGCGGCTCCGCCCGCTTCGGCTCTTCGCGGTCGCCGGTGCCTTCTTCGGCAAATCCCGGCGAGCCCTCTTCGCCCTGCCGCATACCGACCGACCCGCCGTTGCCTGCCGCACCATCCATGGCGTTCTGCAGGTTGTTGGCCGTGGCGGTGGAGTACGGCAGCTTGTAATAGCGCGGCGCGCCGTCTCCGCCGTCGAGCAGGACATAGATCGCCTGGTTGACGTCAATGCGCGCGCCGAGGACGGTGTAGTGGCCTTCGGGTGGCGCGGTGATGGCGGGATGGCCGAGCGGGAGGAGCGTGGCTGGCGCGGCAAGCAGGGCCACGACGGCGAAGGCGGCTGCCTGTTGCTTCGTGCCGAACCAGGCGATGACGCCGGCGGCCAGCACGAATGTGAGCCAAAGGGTGATGGCGGTGGTCATTCGTCGTCACCTCGTACTGGCGGAAAGCTAGACGGAACCTTGCAAAGCCAATGCGTTGGATCGCCATAGAATTTGCGGCGTGTTTGCATCCAGAATGAAACGAATGGAGACTTTTCACACATAGCGGTGAGTTCGGCGTAGATGCCAAACCGAGCCGCGATGATTTCAACGCCAGCTTCTTTTGGCGCGCTGTCCATCGTTTTCCAGTCCAACTCTCTCTCCATCACCATCACTCACCCCTCTTCATCTGTTTGAACACTTGCGACGCCGATCCCGGCGCGATCTGCCCGCCGGCCATGCGAAACCGAATCGCTGTCCGCTCCTGCTTGTCTTTCAGCAGGTCGACCGTGCCTTTCCAGATCACGCCGCCCTCGGCCAGCCGCACCTCGACGGACACCGGAACCGGAACCTTGGCGCAGCCGAAGCAGCGCACGTTGACCGCATACTCGCCGTCTGGGAGGCCGCGCGTGAACGCGGATTCCGCATTCAAAGGTGTATCGTCATTCGCTGTGCCCAGATCATCGCGAAGAAGGCTCCATACGCGATCTGAGCGATGGCTATATCCAACAGCCATTTCATCGCCGTGCTGCACCCAGAGATCAACATCAGTACGGCCGGAAGGCCATGTGATGCTGGCCACTAAGTTCCCTGGTAGCTGGGCCGGATCATCTTTCGCGGATGGGGCTATTGCCGCCAGAACAAGAATGACCAAGGCGACGAGACCCATGAGGAAATTCATCAGCAGATCTCTCGTGAGGATTGAAGTCATGCGGCCACCTCACAAGGGAAGTTAAGGTAGCAGTTACCTGCACCGAAAAATGAGATCGCCGCAGCATCATATGCGCGAGCCGCAGCCTCATCGGACGCGAAGGCGCCCAAGTATATCTGCTTCACGCCGACCGACAGCATTGCTCTCCAAGTTCCTCTTGTTTCGATAAAACAAACCCCCTTGAAGCCAGTTCTTGGTGGTGCCATCCTTTTCGCGTTGGAGAGTTTTTCACGGTGCCCTTCACTAATGGGAGGCTTATTCTTTCCCTTATTCGCCATCGATATTTTGGCGCGCGTCTCTGGGCTATTGACCTTGCCAAAATTTGCGGCTGAAAGCTTCGCGCGCGTCTCCTCACTCGGAGACTTTCCGGTTGCCGCTGCGGACATTTTGATGCGCGATTCCTCGCTATGGAACTTTCCGAGCATGTTCTGATTGCCGCGCACGCCGTCAGCTATCTTGGCGCGCGCTTCGGTGCTGTGCCGCCTCCCGAGGAAATAGGCTTTGCCAACCTTCGATGCGCCGATCTTTGCTCGACTTTCTGGACTAAGAACACGACCAACGACGTTTTTGTTACCAATGAGGCTTTTCGACAATTTCGCGCGAGTTTCCGCAGTGCGGATTACTCCGCTCGTGCCCTCTCCCCCATCCGTCATGTTGGCCAGCGTGCCAGTGCCGTTGTTGATGCGTCCGTATTTTGCTATTTCACGGCGCTCAATCTCGAATGCTTCCAGTTCAGTAAGTCCGCTTTGTACGCGCTCTACTTCAGGAGCCATCCCCATGCGCTCGAGTTTCGCGACTATTCGGGTGACTATTTTATTGTGCTTCTTTGGCTGCACATCCCTAACGAAGCACCCCTTCCCTATGTAGAATACGGCACCGGTGTCTGGACGCCTCCACTGGTAAACATAGAAGTGATTCATCACGCCACCCCCTTCTCGCCAACGACCCAGGCAACCGTGGAGATCCACAGCGCGCCGATGGCGCCCACCAGCGTCGAGCAGAACGCCACGCCCATTCCAGCCAACAATGAAGCCGCAACGCGCTGCACGCCTTCCGGGGAGCCGAGTGAGCCGGTATCGATGTGCTGCAGGGCAATGATGAAGCCCACGACATTGCCGATCAGGCCGAGCGTCACCAGCCAGACTTCGGTGCGGACGAGATGGGCAGTCCGTCCGAAGAAGACGGCGGCCAGTGCGGCGATCAGCAGCGCAGTGATGCCGTAGCTGATGCGGCTTACATCATGCGTGAACACGAACTGTGTATAGCCCTGCACAGATGCCCATACGACGAGCGCGGCCCAACAGGTGTTGAGGATGATGAGGCGCCCGGTCATTGCGTCACCTGTTTAGCGAGCGCACGGTTGGCGGCGCAAAGAGAGATGCCAACAAGAATTGATAGGAAATCGGCGCCAAAGAGTGCGGAGGCCAACCACGCAAGGGCAAGATCAATCGCGACGAAGGTGTAGGTAATAATGGCTGTCATCACGAAGCTCTCCGCGCCAGCAGATCGCAGACGGCGTTCGCCGGCACAACAAAGCCGAAGCCGGTCATGGTCGGCGTATATGTGTCGGCGCCGGCCGCATCTTTGCCGGCCTTGAGCGGCGCGATCGTGACGCCGACATTGATGCCGACAACGCGGCCATCATTAGAAAACACGCCCCCACCACTCTGGCCCATAACGGTTGTCATGTCGGTGACAATGACGCGCTTCCACGGCCCATATTGACGGCCGGTTCCGGCGACGCGGCCGAACGATGCAATGAATTCCATGCCGAGAGGATTGCCGATCGCCTGCAGTTGCTCTCCGAAGCGCGGCTCGCGGCAATCGAGCTCGCTAGAGCCAGAGACGTTGCCATCGGTGTGGATCAGAGCGACATCATAATCCTTGTTGGCCCAGAGAACCGTCGCATCGTCCTCGGTGCCGGCCAGCGTCTTGATCTTAACTGTCTTCTGGTCGCCGACGACATGGGCCGCCGTGAGGATGTTGCCGCCGCCGATGTGGACGCCGGAGCCGAGACCGTCGCCAACGGAAATTTTGATGGCCGAATCTTCAGACGTGGCCGGCGGAGCCTGGATGATCGTGTTGGTGATGGTGGTGTGGACTGTCTTCGGAACTGCGATGGCCACGCCGCCAACGAGAACGAGGGCAAACGCCAGAATGACAATGCCCATGAATCTGTAAAATCTCATTTACGCCTCCTCTATGTGGTGAATGAGGAGCGGCTTGGTGGGCCGCGCTGGCTGCTGGTAGGCAGCAAAATCAAAGTGTGTTGAATTTACAAATTTGTCAATAAAATTGGCGCAAACTAAAAAAGCGCCCTCCCCGGTCAAGGAGAGGGCGCTAGCAGATGATGATGGGCGGTGGGGTGTTAGTTCGTCCACTTCGTCATGAGGTAGCTTTCCGCCTGCGCCAAAGTCGCGTCACTCGACAGGATCGACTGCAGTAGGCCGAACTCACCGATTGCACCATCAAAGGCCGTAGCACTATCGTAGGCGTCCGTGACGTTAGTGAAGAACGCCCCAAGAATGAGCTTGCTGATGGTTATGGCATTGGAGTTCAGCGCCCCACCTGAGAGAACAGCCACACCATTTACCCTCACGGTAAGAGTTGTCCCGCTGAATACCCAGGAGACGACATACCAATTGTTCGCGGGAACAACCTCCGTCCCGGACGCGATATTGGTTTGCGTGCCGTTAGAGACACGGGTGATCCCTACTGCATCCGAGCCGCTCAGATAGTGGCGGATGTAGTCATTTGTCGAAGTTCCATCGTCGCGAGAGAAGGCGATCGGCGTTACCGAGACATCCGGCGTGCCACGTTTTACCGCCATGACGATAGCATATGCATTATCGTCGCCTGTGACGTTAGTAACGAGTGCCGCAGTGCTGTTTATGAGCTTGTCAACGCTGGCGCGAGAGAATTTCACGGCCTTCTTGCCGTTGGCATCCGTCACATAGTCTGGCGTCGTTGCGGCATCGGAATTCGCGAACGTCGCTCCTGTCTTCGACCCGACCCATGCGCCGGCAACAGTTGAACCAGCGACTGCTGGCGTTGTAGCCGCAGCATCAGAAAACACCTTTGTATTGTCGTTCGCATCCCACCAATCGATTGCAGAACTCCAGGCAATCGGGTCGAAAGCCGCCGCCGCGACTGTGACGGTTCGGTTGATCGTCGTCGTTTGGCCGACACTATTGGTGCAGGTGACCGTCAACGCAACGCTGTCGTCTGTGCTGGGGGCTGTCCCTGATAGCGTAACTTGCCCAGTATCATTGCCGGAGATGGTGAGCCACGCCCCCCCGGTCTTGGTGACGTGGTAAGTGTGCGGCCCGAGGTTGCCTGAGTGGAAATCAACATAAGCAATAGTGCGGGAGAAAGCCTCGCCATAAGACGCCGAGGGGTTTGCGAACATTGAAGCTTGTTCGGCCGGCGCCACCCGATACGGCAGCATCGCGCGCTTAGCGGGAGTGCCATCGTCATAGGCATATGTCAGCAGGAGCGGCATGCAGCCGCCTTCTGTTGTCGGCACGGTCCCGGTGACAGCTCGCGTGCCGAGATCGACCGTCATGGAGGTGGGCAGCTTTGTGGTACTGTTTCGCGTCGGCATACCTGGGGCATCGAAATTATCCCAAGCCGCGCTCACCTGCTCAAGGCCGGCCCCAGAGCCGAAGAGCGATAGGGTGGAAGGCAGTGTCGTTGCCCATGAGCCACCAGGGGCAACATCGATAGGTGAGAGAATTTGCAGCGCAGAATTGTCGCCGCCCGCAATCGGGGTCCACGCTCTCCACCAGTCGAATTCGACCGTCTTCGGCCAGTCGCCGGAATTGAAAGTCGAGCTATCCCACCATTCTGCAACCGCAAGGTCAATGCGTACGTCATGTGCGCCTCGCAGACGAGAGACGCGCGTCGTTGTCGAGCCCCGCAACGCGAGAGTGCCAGGCGTCACTGCGTCGTCGTAGAAATAGACCGTGCCCCCGGACTTAACGAACGCAACGTTAATCCACTGGTTGGCGGCATATGCAGGCTGACTTACGGTTTCGGCCGCTGCGCCACCACCATCGCTGGCGGAAACAATGACATTCATCTTGGATGTAAGATTGCCGCTGGCATCCTTGATGCCTTCGACTACATCGATCTCTCCGAAGTCGGGCCAGAACAGCGTCGATGTCCAGAAAGAGGGCCAATATCCGCGAGCAACGCCAGCCGGGAAACGAACGCGGCACTCCAGCGCCCAATCCGCCTTAGCGGAGAGCATGAAATAGGGCGCGGTCTTGAGCGCCCCCGAAATTAGCTTAGGTCTGTTGCCGCCATCGCCACGGCCGCCCGTGTATGTCGTCGGAAGAAAGGGCAGCAGCCCAGCGGCCGGAACGGATGCCGTGAGTGTGGCAATGCTGTTAGCTATTGAAACGCCGTCATATCCCAGCTCTGTCTGGCTCTGGCTACGCGCGCCCCGGAACGCCGGGTCGATATACATCATGTTGTCTTGGGATGCGTTCGTCCCGCGAAAACCGTAGGACGGGGTGGAATGCCCATATTTCCCTGTGAGGTTCGCACCATGCCAGCGAGTTGGAGCAGCGTCAAAATCATCACCCGCCGCCAGCTTGAACGGTGAAAAGATGCCGGATCCGGCTGCCCCAATGGCGATGCCACCGATCAGTTGCACCCCACCACCCTGTTTGGGGGATAGTCCCGCAAGCGAAACAAGGGGCGGCATAGCCACCCCCATTTTTAAACTAGATTTGAGCCCCGCCATGTTATGCGGCGATCCACTGGAGCTTATCGTTCGGCTCGGCGTAGACGTCGTAGTCAGTGGCGGCCGGCACGAGGAAGCGCTTGCCGGTAGTGGCGTCCGGCGTTGGGCCTACCGATACCCACGAGTCGGCGGCCGCACGGATGCGGAACATCGCCTGGCCGGAGCCGGTATTTTCGCCGGGTGCAAAGTTGGTGGACGTGACGCCGCTGGACGGAGCCTCGCTCCATGCGATCTTGCCAAGGATGGCCTGAGACTTGTCTCTGGCGAACAGGGATCCGGGATAACCGCAAACAACGTGAAGGCCTGCAAAAGCCATGGGTAGTCTCCAAAAAATGTGATGGTGTTTGGTGGGGCGTCAGCCGCGCGTGGTGGTGCGGCGTGGCTGGTTTTCGACGATGCGATCAACGCGCAGCGTCATGTTGTCGACGGCGGCCTTGACGCCGCTGATTGCTTCCATGATCTGCTCAGTAGTTTCGCGCAGCCCGGCCTTAGAGACATACGCCTCTGCGGTGTGGAGCTTGTGGGCGGCCAGATCGGCAGCGACCTTTTCGGTATCGCGGCGCTGCGCAACAAGCTTGCCGTCCAGGTATTTCCAGATGCCGAAGAGCGTACCGAATACCGCCATACCGAAGCCGACAACGGCCATGATTTCAGCGCCCGTCATGGCTTCGGCCTCGTGGTGGGCACGGGCAGCTGGCCGCCCTCCAGCGCCGCGTCGCGATCTGCGTAATAGTCGCGCAGCGCCAGGTGCTTGCGGATGCACGAAAGAAGCCGCTCTCGATCGGTGATCCAGAGCTTTTCGAGTTGCGCCTGCGCGAGCGGCTTGTCACCGATATCTACCGGGCCTTTGCAGCGCTCAAGCAGAACACTGTCTGGCCGCGCCAGCTTGGGCGCAGACGGCGGTACGATTAGCCTATCGGACCTTGTTAATGCGCTGCACGCTGGGAGCGCCAAGCACAATGCGGCCAGCATCAGGATCTTCGCTAGCTTCACGCTGCAGTTCCTCAATCTTTTGGTTCAGGGATTCGGTTTCGGCCTGCATCTCTGCGATGCGCTCGGCCTCGCGCGCCTTGGCTTGGTTCTGCACTGCGGCCTGCCGCTCGAGCTCGACGTTGGCTGCCGCTGCGGCCGCGGCGCGCTGGTTAGCGAAGTCCGTCTTCAGCTCGGCGATCTGCACGGTGAATTTTCCAGTTGCAGCCTGATATCCGGAATCATAAATCCGGTTGTAGACTGTTAAGCCGGCCCAAAAGATAGCGCCGGCCACCGCCAATGCGGCGACCACGCCGACAAGCCATTTGTCGACGCCAATGAGTTTTGCGAGCGCGCCGATCATGCCGTGGCTCCTTGCAGGCAGAGCGCCCGTTCAGCCGCACGGCGCTTGGTCAGGCCTGGGATCTTGCGACCCTTTGCCTTGTCCCACATGAGGAAGGCGTCGCAGGCGCCGCGGATGTCTCCGGCATTCAGTTTGCGCGCCACAGTGGAGCCGCAGAAGCCGCCCGGGCCGATGTTGTAGGTCAGTGACACGCCGGCGATATAGGTTTGGATCGGAAGAGCATCCGGCGCCTTGAGACATCCGCGCATTCCGGCCTCGTGCTCTACAAGGCTATCTATGAGCAGGTTGTCGCAGTCTGCCTTGGAGAACTTCATGCCAGGCTTGATGCCCTTTGTCTCGCCGTAGCAGGCCGTCCATATGCCGACTACGTCGCGGTAAGCGTAGAGCCGCAGCCCTTCGAAACCGCCGACGGTTTGCACAGCGAGAGCGCCGGCGAGCGTGATGGCGGCAAGACCGCCACCAGTTTTTCTAAGCCTTGTCGCCATTGGTGGGCTCCTTGTTTTGGATGAGCAGCCGCGCGACATAGGCGCCGCCGAGCAGCGCAAGCGTCAGCCACCACGGCAGGTAATCGCCGATGACCGGCACGACGTTGAGAATGATGTCGGCCACCGCGGCGAGCTCGATGAGGCGGAGCGACCAGGCTTTTTTGTAGACTGCGGCCGCATCAGGGATCAGCACACGCGCGACAGCGTCACGCGTGCTGGTTATCAGCATGCGAAGCATGGGGTGGCTCCGTTACGGTTGAATTTGTCGAGGTGGCGCGTTAATGTCGCGCCATGATGAAGCGGACGCAGACGGTGATCGATGAACTAGCTGGGCTTTACTGCTGGCTTTGGGCCGGCTTGCCCCATGCCCTCTTCCGCAAACTCTTTCCGGAGCCAATTAAGCCCGGCGACTATCACTGGTCGAAATACGATCCCATCTTCGCGCCCAGGGTCCGCCTCACAGACGGCACATGGTCAGGCAACGGCACCTTATGGCGCCGCCGCCGAAAGTCAGATGATCGGTGGGAATACCAGCAGGATCCGGAAACGGCCGATGAGGCCATGGATCGCGTGGTTTAGTTGTTGTATGCCCAGAGCCCGCCGGTATCGGCTATGTTGTTCTTGGCCGTGAACACGCCACCACCCGCCACAACTGGAGTCGCCGTCAGGTCCGTTCGGATATAGGCGTTCATCAGAGCCATTTTGCTCGTCGCATCCAACGTGATATCGCCACCGATCTGGCCGCCATTCCACTGGATGCCTACGGAGTTAATGATCTGGATGGCGCCATGCCCGGCGCCAGCCTGATTGCCGAGCGCGATGCAACCATTGAAGACCTCACCAAGCGTTATGTCTGTAGCGCTGATCGCATAATTGGAATGGTTCATCTGACAGTTGGTGAATGCACCATGGGCGTTATTGGTGCCGCCAGCCAGAGAAACGCACACCGAATTGTAATTCATCTTGCCGTCAGAGAACATGACGTTCCCGCTCTCGACCCGAACCGCAAAGGCGCAATTCGAGATCGAAAAATCGCTCACATGGTCATATTCGGCAACGTTGGTATAGCGAATTCCGTGGTAGCAGCTGGTGGCGCGAATGCCCTTGATGATGCCATCATGCTGCCAGCTTCCAGCTGACAACTCCGCATAGAGACCGGAGCCATTGATGTTAGCGAATTCGATCTTGCCGTCGATCAGATATCGATCGCAGTTCGACAGCTTGATGCCCTTCTGACCAGCATCAGTTAGCGATCCGGGATAGCCAGTGTACGTCGTGGCGTTGCCAACGAAGCGAATATGCCCGCGGATCGACCAGTTCACGCAGTTGGTCATATCCAGGATCGGAGCGTTTGTCGTAGTCGAGATCGTCACCGGTCCGCTGGTCGTGATCTCGATATTCGAAACGCCGGTTAGGCCGGTCGTGGTGTAGCTGCCCGCCTCGATGACTAGGCGCTTGCCGGCCGCCGCCGTAATAGCGTCCTGCAGCGTGTTGTACTGCGAAGAGCGCACCTCACCACCGGCAGACGATGTGCCGCTCGACGGGCCGCCCTTGAACACGTTCGCGCCACGGTCGTCGAACCAACCATGGACAGCGATGTACATGTTACCAGAGGCGCCGCCGCGATGGCGCACTTGGCCAGAAGTGTTCGTCCTGACGCGCAGGCTTCCGGCCGTGTACTGATTGGTGACCTGAATATGTCCGACGTTGCTGCCAGCGTTGCCAGCGCCCGGGGCGGCGTCATTGACGAGTGGCGACGTAATCTCGGCGCCAGCAGAGACCGTGGCCGATGTATATGACACCTCAAACAGCGCATCAACTTCAATGCCGGTCGGGATCGCGCTGAGCGCCAGCAGCGCGGCGCTAGTCGTAACCGCGATAGGGTTGCCGGTCTGAGGAAGCGGATCCAGCAACATGTGCCGGTCGCCACGCTGCACCACGCGCCGCCATGCACCGGAGATGCGGACGCGCGAGCCAAGCCGGCGATATTTGGTGTAGCCAGACGGATAGTTCGCTGCGCCGGTCGGGTTGAGGCTCTGCGACATGCCGATCGCGACGAGTGTGCCGTTGGTGCAGGCAAAGATATGCCACGTACCGTCGGCGATGGCGCTGTCGAATCGACCGCCGTTGCCGGTACCGTAGGCAACATCGAGTTGCCGCGTGACGGCGCTCCAGACCATCATGCCAGGGGCTGCATCATCGGTCGCGGCCACGCCAGCGGCGATGTCGAGATCGTTCGTCAGATCGGTGACGTTGTTGCTGATCTCGCCGCCAAAGAGGTAGCCGCGGGCGAGCGTGGCCTCGAGGGCCGTCTCGGCGTAGGCTTGCGCCTGATCGCGATACCCGAGGGCCTGATCTCTGTAACCAGACGCGGATGCAGCGGCAGCTTCCGCGGCAGCTACGATCGCAGCATTTACCTGATCGGTGATGAGGCGGAAAGTGGATCCGATGACCCGTCCGAAGATCTGCAGTCCGGCCGTCAGGCCGCCTACCGCAATATCGTTCCCGCTGTTGGTCTTGATCGTGAGCGCCGAACTGCCATTGAACGAGACCGTTACCGGTGAAGCAGTGTTTGCCTCAAAGACCGTGAAGACGATCAAGGCCGATTCAGAAGCCGGCATGTCACTTGTCGCAATGATGGCGTTAGGTGTACCGGCGCCGGCGTCAGTCGCAACGATGAAAGAAAACGGCAGATCAGCGACACGAGTCCATGATCCAACGCCGGAAGCGCCAATCTTCTGGTAGATCCCGTTGTAGTCAATCGTAGCGTCCTGCATAACCCACGCCATGGTGTCGGCGGCGTGCAACAGGTCTGCGTAAAGCAATGCGCGTGTCAGTTTGACCGTGCCAGCGTTGCTCCCTACTGCAGTTAGAAACCCTTCAAGGTTGGTTCCCCAATTGCGAATGTCGGGCTTGTAGGGCTTATACGGCCCAGATGAGGGAACGCCGTCCACGACATAATCGCGCCAGACCTGCCTTGCGGTTAGGGCCATTCGAATTCTCCAATATTTTCAAAGGTCAGGTAACGACAAACGAACCCGTCGCGACGGCAGATGCGGCCACGCCTGAGCCGTTGATCGCGACGACGAAGCCATACTTCGTGCCAGCGGTCAGACCGATAACAACACGGCTATCGGCCGAGCTCGGCGAGCCGTATTCCGTGGCCGCCAGCGTTGAGCCGGAAAAGGTGTTGGTGGTGTTGGTGTAAAGCCGCGCGCCAACGTAGTTGGCGCTGTTCGGCGCCGTCCAATTGAATGTGCCTTGGCCGACGCCGCCTGTGACAGAGGCGCCAGTCACAACGCCAGGCGGCGTCGTGTCAGCGGTGGCGGTGAAGGTTTGGTAAGCGGTCCAGTCCGAGCTTGATCCGCCGCCCCATGCGCGAAGCCGAAACTTGTATTGGGTGCCATCCGCCAAGTAGCTTGACCGCACTTGGTCATTTGGCGCCGTCGAGACCACAGACTGCGGCCCGGTGGATCCCGAAGTCTTTTCCCACTCGAACTCGTAAGTCAGCGAATCCGAGACATGGTTCCAGCTTGCGAGAGCGTAGGCCGCAGTGGAGCCGCCCGAGACGACTTCCTGTTGGATGACAACACTGAAACCTGTTGGCGTCGGCGCACCGGCATGCGGGATGATCACAATCGACGATCCCGGCGCACCCTCTTCCGTCGCGGCGTTGAAGTCGTACAGATCAGCTGAAACGACTATGCCGCTGAAGGTCACCGTCATGTCTCGCAGAGAAATCGTCACCTTCGACGTGATCTCGACGATAGCATCGGACAGCTTCGGGCTATACTGAATGCGGACAAACCGGTCATATGAGGGGTCGTTGTCCAGGTCGTAGTGAGCAGTGATCGAGACCCGTGGCGCATTGCGACGGATATATGCAAGCTTCTGCATCCGCTGCATGTGGTTGTGTGACTGCACAGCCACATTATCTACGGTTGACGTGCGCTCCGTGTCCTCGCCAACATATGGATTGCCATATATTGCCGCGTCGTTCGTATTGTAGAGGTCGCTTGGATCGGTGAACCGGCCGCGGACGGCTAGCACGCTCGTCGACGGATCGACGTTCGCGTTGAGGCCAAAGGAAATGATGTTGCTGCGGTCGAAAAGCTTCGTCGGCGCAACATATTCACCGGCGTGCACTCCGATCTTGCCGTCGGCGCGCTCGTAGAGAACCAACTCCGCAGCCTGGTCAAGCGTCCGGCCAACCTCGACAGGATCGCTGTTGGCCCGGAACCACATGCCTCCGTAGTAGCGGCGCTCTGTGCCGCCACTCCTGTTCGTGACGAGCTGATCGCCTACGTTGGCCGCGTTGACCCAGTCAGGCAGATACATGTCGGCCAGCGACAGCTTGCCGCCGTAGGGGCTAGTCATGTGCCAGAGGCGCATTAGCGCGATATTTCGAGAATATGCGGTGGTCTCAGTGCGCGGGTCGTAAAGCAGCATCCCATCGATAACAGCGGAATGTTCCGGCATCTGGTTGGGATAGACATCGAGGTATTTTTTGCTCTCCGCCGTGCCGCAATACATGCGCATCGACGCCAACCCGTCGCCACGATGATTCGTCGTCCAGATCGAAGGGAATTCAGAGATTACATCAGAATATGCGGTCTCGTGATTGAGGCCGAGGCGCGTGTCTATCCTGACATAAGGGCGGCTATCATCATTGAAATGAGCAGGCGATATCACGACGCCAGAGCTATCGAGGTCGATCGCCTCGTCGTGCAGGTAATGCTGGACGAAGCCTTGAATGCGATGCCCCGCCGTCACGATTATGTGGTAGGCGGTTCCATTGCTCTCCTCGAGAAAGACATAATCGCCAGCCTTCTTCACGCGGCCCAGTACGATCGGCAGTGATGGAACCGACTGCTTTAGATTGTATGTTCCGTCTTCCGGCTTAGGCACGGACGGCTTTGGCGTCAGGGCCTTTGACACGAACCCAAGCCCGGCTGCGATACCGCCGTAGAGGAGCGCCGCGGTGCCAAGATAGAGCGCGTTTGCCGCAGCAACCGTCGTTGCCGCTGACGATACGATCAGCGGGATGAGCTCAAGACCAGTCATGAAAATTCCTAAATGGACCAGATCGCCAGCGGTTTGGCTGACATGCTCCCGATGCGATTGGTGAAGCGCACGAGCCAGCGGCGGCCATCGAAGATCGCGCCGAACTGCCGTTCCGGATTATTTGGAGAACCGATGACGCCAACCGCGCCGCAAAGGGCCGTCGACTGGCGGCGGCCGCCGATGCGGGCCGCTGCGGATTCCATCAGAGGCACACAGCCGCCGGCGCCCCGGAGAATGGCGAGATATTCCTCCTCGCTGCTAAACCGGCCGCGCCAATCCTCGACGGGGTCGCGGTGCCCGAGCCAGATCGCCCAGGCAGCTGGGAACAGCATGCAGTTCAGCGTTGCCGCATCCCATTCCTTCCGCTCTTGGGCGGCCAAGAATGCGGCTATCGTCTGCTCTATCATCGGCCACCATCTACCAGTTCGGCCATCTGATCGTGCGATCCTTGAGCCCAGGGATGCGCTCGCAGAACTTGTCGTCGGCCGCAGAAGGATTCAAAATCTTCGCTCGAGCGCGCTGGTCGACGTCGGACAGCACCGCGCCATTGGTCACAGATCGCAGCGTGAAGCGGTTGGCGATATCCACCTGGATCGTCGACTTGATCACAGTGTCGCTGGCGCTATCAACAAAATTGAGGTTGGAAATGGTGCCAGTGAATTTGACGATCGCTGTGCCGGTCGGCTGCTCGTGATCGTCGCACCGCTGCAATAGGATCCGGAACGTCGATCCGACGATGGTGCCAGCTTGGTAGTCATCCCAAATACCGTTGCTTGTCGCCTCGTTGATGCCTGAGAGCACCAGCGACAGCGTAAACGCCTCGGCGTTGATTGCCGCCTCGATCTGCGCCAGTGCGTCTTCCGTAAGTTGGCAAGCGCGATAGACTTCACCATCATCGCCAATCAACGGGCCGCCGGAACCATCCCAAAAACGAAGAGTGCCAGATGGAAGCTCCACCTGGCACATAACACGAAGACTGGCCAATTGCGGCCCTCCATATATTCGCTGGCTACGCCAAGGAATTCCAGTAATCGGTCGCCTCAATGAAGCTGACGTTTGGTCTGGTTCCCTTGTTGATGGCGTCCTGCGTCACATCCATCCCGCGGTCTTCCGCCAGGTGGCATAGACACGTAGGCTGTTCGAAATTCAGATCAGCACCATCGGGAATGAGTTCGCGCACTGCCGGAGTGATCGACACAGTCCACGTGTCGCCATCTATCTCGGTAGCCGGCCCGGTCTCATAAAGCGCGTGATTATAGGAGAACCGGACGCCGACAAGGTCAGCCGCTGCCTTGATTATCCGCAACGATATGCTGGTTGAGCCGATCGGCGTAACGCCAACTGAAACAACAGAAATCGCGCCCTGCTCGTAGAGCATATCGTCATCGAATGTCGTATCGTCGCTGTGCAACGTGTCGGTGCCCGGCTCGAAACGACCAGACAGATAGGGCGCCGAAAGCGAAGATGGCACGCGGACGGATATAAGGCCGGAACGACCGCCAAGCTTCGTGCGCATGGCCTGCCATGTTCGCCATTGATCTCGATACCGGTTCTGCACAACAATGCCGGTGTAGTCGATCGCCCAATAGCCAAGATCTGTGCGGATGACTGGCTCGACGCCGCCGAGAGATCTGCCGCCGCTTCTCGTGAAAGCGACGACATTTGCCTGCACCTGCTGTGGCGTGAGCAGACAGGTCGGCCAGTTGATGACATCGGGCATGGTTTTATCCGTTCCTGTAATCGCTGCCTGCGCTGTCGTTCTGGTATTTCGCCATGGTGGGCACGACCTGCTGATTTGCGGCTGACAGGATGCGCGGGCTGGCCGCAGTCACCGTGTCCTGGCTCACGCTCTTCACGTAGGCACGCAGGCCGCCGGTATCGTCGACGGAAACTCCGACCTGGATCTGCGTCTTGCCGCCGCCGCTTGTCTTTGTGCCACGAGGCAACACGACTTCGCCGCGCTGCAGGATTGCCGGAACCTCGCCCGGCTGCAGGCCAGCAACGCCGCCAGTGTGATAGCGCTTGGCTCCAGAGAACGTCGAAGGCGAGACGCTGCGGCCATGGCCATAGCCGTCTGATCCCGCGACACCTCCAGAGTGAAGGATGCCAGGGATGATCATTCCACCGAGGAGGCCGCCACCGCCGCCGCCAAACAGGCCACCGCCACCAGCCCCACCAAAGATGGCGTTGAGCGAAACATCGATGAGCTTGTCCACGACCTTATCGAGCGCGCCTGCGAGCGCTTCAGCGGCAGACTTGCCGCTGCGGAGGTCGCTGATGAAGCCGCCAACAACGTCGCGACCCAGATCACGAAACTCTTCAGCTGACTTTTTCAGCCTCTCCTGCGAGACCTTGAGCCCTTCGCTCGCCGATGACGCCTTGGCGTAATTGGTAGATAGGGTGTCAATGCTCGCTGCGAGTTCTGGCGTGATGGTCACGCCAGCTTTTTGCGCCTCAGAAAGGAGCTCCTGCTGGATCTTTGCCTTTTCAACAGCGAACCCGTAATCGTTGATGAGTGGGTTCAGTTGAGCTTGCGCAGCATATTGAGCGTTGAGGACGTCAATGCGCTTCTGGATTTCCGCGACATCGCCTTGGAATATCTGATCCGGTGATTTCTTGTCGCCGAGGCCGGCGTCATTCATTGAGACGCCAGTGCCGGAAAGGTAGGATTCAGCTTCCTGCTTGCGGCGCCCAGGGTTGGAACTCAAGGCGGCGATGGCCTTGGCCACTTTCTCAGGGCCACCGCCATCCTGGATGGCTTTTACGACGGCGTCTGGTAGCGAACCGTAGTTGTAGGCAATCGACGTCAGCGCAGCCTGCTGCGCCTCAGAGAGGCTTTTCCATGTATCGATCCCGATCGCCTTCTGAATTCCGTCCTGGAATTCGACAATGCGCCGGGAAAGATCGCGCTGCGCGTCATCGAGCGTGACGACGGTATCCTTGGTGACCTTCTCGACGGATCCGTTGGCTCTGGTTGCGGTGTCGCTACCGAAGCCCACGCGGAAAGCGTTGGTGTCCCATTTGGCGTTGGTGATGAAGCCTTCGAATGAGCGGATAAGTTTTGCCGCAGCCGACTTGCCGACCTCATCCAACTGCGCATCGTTGATGTCGGAGTTGTGCGCTTCTTCGCTGTTCTGGAACCTGCCGTCTCCGGAATACACCGGAGGAATGGTGCCCAGCGGGGATTTGTTGATCTGGGCCTGAAGGCTATTAAGATTTTTGGCATACTCGCCGACTTGCGTGAGCGCCTGCCCCATCGCCGGGATCAGCTCAGTTCGGATCTTTCCGGCAACCCTGGAGATCGCGTCTCCGCCGTTCGCCCCGAGCCCCAGCGCTTCTGCCGTTAGTCCAGCAATCGCGTCCTTCGCCTGCTCACCGGTCAGATGGACCGTCTTCAAGCGCTTTTGGGTTTCCTCGATCGCATCCTGGAGCGGCAGAGATTCATTTGCCGATAGGCGCAATTGCTTGGCCAGCTCCCTGATATTCTCAGGGATGCCCTTCATGCCTTCAATGCGTTCCATTTCCAGCGAAAATTCGCGAAAATCAGGCACGTCTTTCTTGAGTAGCGACAGCGCCTTCTGAAAATCTCGGACGGTCTGCGTTGCGCCATGGAAGTCATCGACCGGCACGCTGAGGATGTCGCCAGAGAGATCTTTGCCAGCGGCGGCGATAGCCTTTTGCAGGCTGCCGAACTCATCCTTGAGCTTCTGCAGCTGGATTTTCTGAACCGACGCAGAATAGCCTTCTACGCTCTTTTTCGCGATGCCCCACGCCTGGTCAAACGACTTGATCAGCTCGGCGTGGGCCTTGAGCAGCTTTTCAGCGTCCGGAACATCCGATTTCAGCGTCGAAAAATACTGCACCGCCGCGCCGGCGAGGCCGATAAGCGCGAACGATGCCAGCGAAATCGGGCTAACCATCGAGGCGAAAGCGCCACCGAGCGTCTTAACGATGCCGCCGAGGCCGCCGCCGGTCGAGTTGAGTGCCTGGGCCACCTGGCTGCCCTGCTGCATCATCACCTGAAATGGTGAAGATCCGCCGGCCAGCGATGTCGCGATATCGTTCAACTGAAACGAAAGGTTCTGCACCGCGGCGCGCTGCGCTCCGAGCGAAGCCTCGACCTTGCGGCCAGAGTTTACGAAGCTGTTGGCCGAATTGTCGTTGGCCTTCTTAAACTTGGTCTCAATGTCTGTCGCGGTCTGCCCGGCGCGCTTTGCGATCGCGGCGAGCTGCTTTTCTGACTGCTTCTGCGTAAATTCGATGGAGACCAGCAGCCGCGCCAGATCTTCCGTGGTTGCCGCCATCCGTTAAAATCCTTCAATACCGAGATTGGCCAGTTGCTCGTCGCCCATCGCAGGTGGTGGCGTCTCTTCGGTCTGGTGAGCCTTGCGGTAGCCTTCGGTGCAGGCGGCAAATTCCCAGAGCGTGCAATCATCGACCTCGCGAGGAGAAAATCCGATCACGGCGCCGGCGGCATAGTAAGACGACCACTTCGTTTTGCCATTCGGCAGCGGGTTAGGGTCTGTTCTGCCCTCCCCGCCTCCTACTCCCCCGGCTCACCACTTGGCTGGTCGTCAGTTTCCCACATGACGAAGCGCCGAAGGATATCTGCGGCCGGAACGGCAAGTGCGTAAGGGCTGGCGATGTCGAGCGCCGAATCCAGCACCTTCTGTGCATCGCGCTCCTGCATGCCGCCACCGATAAGGCCAAGCCGGATTGGCTGGATCACGTCATCGATCTTGAACTGCGAAGACAGGAGGCGCATCAGGACCACTGCGCAGCCGGCGTCACTGCGCTGCTCGATAGCGCGCAATTCGCCGATGCCAAGGCGGAAGGAGTGCTCACCTCCCGCCCATACAATTGATTCAGAGCCTCTCATGCGGCATCCTCTCGTGCAAAATCTTCTGGAAAATTGAGGTGGCAGTCAAAGCCCCACGCCTCGAATGCAGCCTTGTCGTATGCGCGTGCGGCTTGTTCTGGAGTTTGAAAACTTCCAAGAAAGCGCTGCTCTCCGCCACACTTTAGCGACGCTACCCACTTATTCCTCAATGGCTTAAAAGAAATGCCTTTGAAGTCACCTGTAGGCTTCTTCTTGCGACCAGCAATTCCAACTTTTTCGCGCGCATCATCTGTGTGCCTCTTGCCCATTCGGCCGGCACCAATTTTAGCTATAGTCTCAAGGCTGTGCTTTTTACCTGATCGAGCCAATCTCATCTTGAGGCGCACATCAATGCCGATAACTCTACCGGTATGCGCGTCACTCAGTTTAGCGCGCGTCACATCACTCACATTCTTTTTGGCTTCGCTTATTCGCGATCTGTGCTCTTCGCTTTTTGGCTTTCCACGTTGAGCGGCGCTCATTTTTGCGCGTGTTTCTGCACTTCTTGCCGCTCCTCCAGCACCCTCTCCGCCATCTGTCTTGTTGACCAGTAAGCCGCCCATCTCACGGCGACCATAAAGCTCAATCAACTCGACTTCCCTAGCGTGCGCTTGAGATTCGTGCATAAACCAGTCGACTATCTCGACAGAGCATCCGCCATTAGCGTGCACACATTTGAATTCTTTAGAACGATTTGTGGTATTGTGGGCTCGCTTGCCCTTGCCTTTGCCAACGTAGAAAGGCACGCCAGAAGCATCACGCCAGATGTACGTGTAAAATTCCATCGCAAGTATCCCTCTCGCAATCCAGATGTAGCGTTCGGCAGGCGGCTGGATGACCGCTTTTCGGGAGCTACCCTAGCCGAACAACGCATATATAGGCGGCTGGCCGCCTATAAGCAATTTTTACGGCTTCATCGTCCTGGTCGGGATGCCGTCAAACTCAATCGATAGCTCGGCTGTTACCTTCGTGCCCCGCTCGGCTTGGTTATTTATGGAAACCAAATATGCATTGCCTGTTTCGTACTCGGTGTCACCGACAGCGGCGTTGACGTGATGAATGCGGATGCTCTTAGTCTGGCCGGATTCCCACCAGTCGAGAAGAACCTCGTGGCTCTGCGATGCCCAGACGCCAGATGCCGAGATCGTCGCCTCGGACGACTGAACCGCCCTCTCCACAGCCGCAGGCAGCGATTCGTCATCGCAGTCCGGAACTTCGGAAGTCGACATATTGTGCTGGCGGTTGATGCCGCGCGACGTCAGGCCGCAAATGCGGGAATAAACGCCGGAGCCGTTGGTGACCTCGACCTCGAGGACCATCTGATGAAAATTCGCGGTGGTTGCGCGCGTCATTCAATTCTCCAATAAAAAGCCGCCCTGCGGCGGCTGGTCATGGGCTACGCGCCCACCTTCTGTTTTTCTTGCCGTCTAGGCGGCTTTGCCTTTGTCGCGCGGCCGATCGATATGGCGTGCTCGACGAAGTCGTGCGGAAAGTTTTGAGGCTCTGGTTTTGGCTTGGCGTGGAAGCCGAAGCGGCTGCGCGGCCGGCTCCAGTGCACCTCTCGGTGAAACACCGCCCATGCCATCACTCGGGCTCCTCGATGCTGGCCGTGACACTCACGAGACCATGTGTGGTGAGGCCGTCAGAATCGGTGAAGACGCGGCTGAATTCCACGCGTATCTCGGCAAGTGCGTTGTCGGTAAGCGCCAACTCCTGCAGGTGCAGTGCTTTCGTGACGAGGTGGACGAGACGCTTTGCCTCTACCTGCCCGGCAGCCGCGCTCCAGATGTCGACCTGGAACGTATTCAGGCCGCTGGCAATGCAGTCGGCGCCATCCTCGACCGTGTCGGATGGGCCAAAGCTGATATAGGCGGTCTTCGTTTTGTACGGCTCGGCCGGCACGCGGTCATAGACGCCGCCGACCAGCGCAGCGATGTCGGCATTGAGCCTCAGTGTGTCATAGACAAGCTTCTGCAGTTCAGCCTGCGGCGCTTCTGCCATCAATCAGCCTCCGCCGCAGTCGGCGGCCCTTGTAGCCTCATCGCCGCGCGCGTCTGGCGCTTGATGCGGTCCTGGATGCGCTTTCGCAGCGATCGGTATGATGGAAAGAAGAATGGCTGCGCGTGCGCGCCAGGGTGACCGTTGGCGGTGCCTTTGAAGCTCTTGTTGCCACCGCCCTTGGCGACGTTGTGCGGCGCGGTGCCGAACTCGACCCAGGCGGCGTAATAGGCTTTCTCGCTGCCTGCGTAGACAGTGATGCGAAGTCCGCGCTCATTCGGATCGCTCTGCGCAATCACCTTCGAACCCTTCGGAGCATTGCCCCAAGTCCATCCGATGCTGTCACGCAGATCGCCGCTGTCCTTCGGAACGAGCCGCTTCATCATCGCGACGAGTTCGTCGGCGCCCTTCTCCATTGCGCCGCGGGCCGCGAGCTCGATGCGCTTTGGGATGAAGGCTACCTTCTTGTTGAGATCGCCGATGCCTTGAACCATGCATGCTCCATCGCCGCTCTACGCGACGACGCCGCGCTCACAAAGGAAGTCGATCCACTTGTTGTCAGTTGACGCAGTCACGTCATGGATCGCGTATTCGGCGCCAGATCGCATGTCTGTGATGCGCCACTCGGCCGTTACGCGCCTCGTGGCGGCGCCCGCTCTGACGCGGATGATTTGCGGGTGTCGGTTTTCCAGGCGAGCGGCGATAACACTCTCGCCGCCGCGCAGATGCGTGTATTCTGCAGCATCCTGGAACTGCTCAACCCAGCCGGCTACGGTGTTTCCGAAACCATCATCCTGTTCATTGCGAACGGCAAAAGAGACGCGCTCTCTTAGCGCGCCTGCCGCCATTACGGGCTAGCTACGCCAGAATACTGGAAGTCGATGTTCAGAACCGACGTCGAAGACGCCAGACCGACGATCGTGTAGTAGTCGCCGCCAGTGATATCGGCTAGCGGACACAACTTGCCAGGGGTATCAGACAGATACAAAGTTTGGCCGGCGGTGAACACGGCGCCGAGGGTCACCGGGCCGCCAGTCTGAACGACGATCGGCTGATTTGCTGCGGCGCTGTTGAGCGCAACGCCGATGTTGCCGGTCTGGCCGCGAGCTTCGGCCGAGGCCGCGTCGCTATCAGCTAGCTGCCATTTGCCAGTCGTTGCGGTGTCAAGATATACGAAGTCGCCGGCGGCGATAGCCGCGCCGGCGGTGCCGGTTTTGGTCGTCGCGCCGGTGCCAGCCACGACGCTCGCGGGCGTTAGTGTGATGTCTGCCATTTGTGGGTCTCCTGCGGCTTACGCGCCGCGTCTGTAGTTGCAAAGCAAGGCGTCGAACGCAGACCAGCCGGGCAGCTCTTTGTTTTCGCGCTGCTCGTAGGCGTCGGCGATCCACAGCAACATCGCGTGTTTGATGGATGGCGGCAGTGAGGCATAACCGACGACGGCCGTCAGCGTGATGCGGGATCCGTTGCGAGGAACGGGCCACTGCTTGCCGTACGCTGGCACGATCGCCGCCTCTAGGCCGTCGAAACGCTGCTCGACATCGCCGAGAGTGACTGTCGCGTCTGTGCCATCGGTCGCAATGTACGCGATCGAGGTGACGGACTGCGCCGGAGCAGCCGGAAGGCGATCGAAATCGCAAAACCGGTCGCATTTCACTTCAATTGTTTGCGTCGCCAGCGGCGTATTGCAATAGCGTTCGACGTGGTCGCGTGCCGCAGATATCAACGCCTCGAAAAGCGCGTCATCGTCGTCGTGAAGCACCACACAGTGGCGCTTCGCCTCTTCGACGGATATTGGATCAGTCGGCGCCTGCGTTACCTTCGGTGGATACCACATTCGCCTTGCCCTTCTTGGTCTTGACCGGCGCTTCGACAGGCTCGTCAGCTTCCACCTTGGCGGCGAAGCCGGCGTCGATCAGGCGAGCAGCCTCGGCGTCGTCGAACTCCCGCTCGTCGCCAGGCGACAAACAGAACTCCGGGCCGGACAGGCCGGCAGTCATTTTCAAAAGCATATCGCCTCCAGGAATGGATGCGGGCCGACCGAAGTCAGCCCGCCCATTGATTAGGCCTGCACCAGGTACTTGACGGCCGCCGTGTCGAGCAGTTCGCCGTCGAAGCGGATCAGACCAGCGATACCGAGATCCGGCCAGAAGCGTTCGCGCAGGACGCCGATAACAGGGCCGCCAACCTTACGGACCCAGTACTTGCCGAGGTCGCCGAAGAGGATGGTCTTGTTGCCGGTCGCGATGTTCGCCATTGCCTGGTTGATCACGTAGCGGTAGCCGAGCAGGGTGCCAGGAGCGCCCTCCTTGACGTTGCCCATCTGCCAGAGATAGTTGCCCTGGCCGTCCTTCAGCTTGCGGATGGCCGCCAGCGTCAGGTCGTTGAACATGAAGCTGACCTTCGGCGAGATGCGGTATGCCGGGTCAACAGCATGCGACAGGTCGATGATTTCGTCAGCGGCAATTGCCGTGGCCGAAACGGCGGTCTTGCCGAGGGTGGAGGCGGTCACGATGCCGTTCGGAGCGCTAGAGCCAGTGCCGGTCGTCAGCTGGGCATTGGCGAGACGGCCGAGACGTTCGCCGAGCAGGTCAGCAAGCAGCGATTCCATGTTGAAGATGGAGTCCTGCGCGAGCTGCCAAGAGAACTTCACGAACTTCGTGTTGAAGTCGTAGGCCTCGAGCTGCTTCTGGCCGAAGACCGCGTCAGCAGAGCCGTCGTCAGTCAGCGCCGTGCCTTCCGTGCCCTGGACGCCCGTCTTGCTGGTGTCGTCTGTCGTCGGGATCGGCAGCGCGTTGCCAGAAGTCGTGTTGAGTTCGCTGATGATGTTGCCATCGTACATCGGACCCCATGCCTTCATGGAGCGAACCAGCATATTCTGCAGTTCGACCGGGACAGTGTAGCCGCCAGCGGCGTTCGTGCCACCGGTCTGGATACGCTGCTCGATGTTCTCGGTGCCGGCGCGCAGAACCTTGCGCTCTTCACCATCCAGGGCGTCAAGCGACGCGCCGTTGGCGAGGAACTTGAAGAATACTTCGCGATATTCGGCCTTTTCGCCGGTCTCGGAACCAGCGGCGCGATCTTCGCCGGCGGCGCCGGGACGCTTCTTAGCGCGCTCTTCATCCTGCCGAGCAGCGAAGCGTGCTTCGAGTGCGGCCTGATCTTCTTCGCGCTTGATGTTGCGCTCGACGCGGTCGAATTCGGCCATGATGGTATCGTGGCGCTGTTCGAGCTCGACGGAACGGGCTTCGTCGGTGTTCTTTTTGATTTCGTCCAGGGCGGCGCGGGCTTCCGTTACGAGACGGCCGCGCTTTTCCTGCAGCTCAGTGAGAGTCATGCAAGTCTCCAAATGTGGTGTGTGGTTGGTGTTATTGGCAGGACGTCTGTCCGGCCCTCCGGCTGGTGGCCGGGTGACTACGCGACGTCCTGCCGGATGCCACGAATCCTTTGTTCCATTGCCGCTCGCTTTTCAGCGACACGGCGCGCGGCGGCGGCGGCATTTTCAGCCTTGCGGCGCTCGTCTTCCTCGCGCGCTCCGCCCTCTGCCCTCGCCGCCTCTAGCGAGCGAAGGCCGATAGTCGTATCGTCATAGGCCGGCCACGCAACGGCGGAGACCTCGATCAGGTTAAGCTTCTCGATCGTCCGCACCGGCACCTGGCCGGTTTCATCCCAAGTTTCCTTGGTAACGCGGAAGCCGAAGCTCATGCCGCTGATGTCGCCGCGCTCGACGAGCACCCAGAGATCGTTGCCGTCGGTGGTGTCAGGCACATCGATCTCGACGCGGAGACCCTTGCCGTCCTCTTGCAGGCGCAAGGTGCCGCTCTTGCTGCGGCCAATCACACGCCCCATGTCATGGTCGACAAGGGCGCGGATATCGCCCTTGATGGCATCGGAGAAGGCGCCGGGCGCAATTTTCTCTTGAAAGTACCCGCCAATATCGGCCAGCCGCTCAAAAACCGCGGCGTAGCCAACGAGCGTGCGCTTGTCATCACTCGCGCGGTGCTCGACCGCGTCGAGATGACTGCGCTTTTCAATTTCTGTCGTCATGCGGCCTCGGCCTCATTATCGTTGTTGTCATTGGCCGGCGGATCGGTCGGCTTGGTTGCCGACTGCGTCTGCTGAGATCCAAGAGGCACTGTTGCCCCTTGGATATGAAGCTTTTCCGCCTCTTCGCCCTTGGCCGGCAGGTTTTCGAGCTTGCGAACCTCGTCAGGTGTGCGGATGGCGTTCTGGATCGCGATGCCATAGCCTTCCATGCGGGTCTTGAAGTCACCGCGGAGAAGTCCGTCGAGATTGTGCTCGACATAGCGACTGCCTGCCGCCCGCCCGAAGAACTTCAGGTTGATCTCGTCCTCGAGCGCCTTTGCCCACTGGCCGATCAGATGCTTGACGAGATGAAGATCTTGCTGCTCGGCGTTGCTGAACGTCGCGCGCGACAGATCCTGCAGGAACACCGGCGGAAGCTGGTAAGTCCGAGCGATTTCCTCGACCTGGAAACGACGCGCCTCGATCATCTGCCCTTTGGCAGGGTCAAGGCCAACCGGAGACAGATCATAGCCCGGCGGAATTGGAAAGACCGATTCCCCAGCGCCCTTTGCAGCGTCGACCGATCGCTTGATGTCAGCCTGGGCGCGCTTAAGCGCTTCGCCGCTGGCCGGCAGCGGGCCTTTCAATGCAAGCGGAGGCACCCCGCCTCCGGCGAAGAAATTCGACCCATAGTCGTTCATGGCAATCGCAAGCTGGATTGCCTTGGACGCCTGCGCGATCGGGCCGTAGTGCCTCAATCCGCAACTGCGGCGCATGAACGGCACATCAATGACGTCGGCCGCATCATACGTCTTGCCCTCATAGTCATAGGTGATCTTCAGGCCGACGCGCTTGACGGTCGTCTTCGTCGGATTCATCGGCCACAGCGAATCCACGCCCTGCGGCGTGCGCTCGATATACGCCAGGCCACGGCCGTGCGTGAAAACCTGTTGCCAGAACCACTGCCAGAACGCGAAAGAGCCAATGCCATCGTTCGGAGCGACGTTGACGACCGTTTCCAGCCGTCCGGTGATGCGCGTGGCACCGGTTTTGGTGTCTCGGTAGGCGTGCCGCGGCAGCGCGGCCAGCGTGCGCGACATGAACGCGACCGCAGCCCAAACCGCAGGCACTGTCAACGCGCTGTCGACGGTTACAGCCGGCAGATTGGCCGAATTGATGCCGAAGAACGCCAGGAAATTGTCGGCGCTCACTGGGATGGTTGGATTTTCAATGGTTGTGCGCGTTTCCGGCGATTGTTCCGCGTTTCGGCGGCTAAACCAGTCTTTTATTGCCATTATGCCGCCTTTGTGAGCGAGAATTCCGGATCATCCCAGGGGCTTGTAACCGGATTGATCTCGACTATCCCATCCACGGCCGCACCAACCGCCATCGCCGAAGCCACGGCCGGGTCAATGCGCACCGTGGATTTCTTCTTTGAGAACCACTGATTGCCCATAAGCGGGTCGGTTTCGATCGCAACGCCCATCAGAGCGCCCAGCAGAACCGGCGACTTTCTAAGCCGCACGCGCTCCTCAAGGATCAGCGCCTCGAGCGCCGCGACACTACCTGGCATCCACAAGCCGAGCGGCGGATCCAGGCCTGCATCTTTTGCCGCCTGCACCTTGTCCTCGTCTGGTTTTGCCCGCTTCTTGCCGCCCTGCGGGTGGGCTACGGTCTTGATGCTGGCGCCGTACTCGTCGAGCTCGGTTTCGAACTTGTCAAACGCGTAACGGTCGAAAGCCAAAACGCCAATTCCGTGCTCGGAGTTAAGGCGAGCGAATAGAGCAGCAACATGATCATATCGTACGCGTGCGCCCTCCGGAGCGTTGATGTAGCCGTTGTCCATCCATAGCCGGTAGGGCACATGGTCTACCTTCGACCGCTCATCCATGGTGTCTCGCGGCGTCCACGCCTCGATCCAGAGATCGAAGGTGGGCAAATCGGCCTCAGTGCCGTCCTCGCGCATGACGCGCTTGGATCCTGTCTCGACGACGAAAGCCGCCGCGGTCAAATCCTTGGCGCCGGACAAGTCCAGGCCGGCGGCCGTGATCTGCTTGCCCTTGTGCTCGGTATACGGGTCGAAATCGACCATCACCTTTTCAAGGATGGGGCGCGGAATCCATGCGGTGTCAGCCTCTGTCCAGACGCAAAAGTGCAGCCGGAGAATGCCGTTCCGCTTGGATGGAATATCCTTCGCCTGGTTGACGACGCCGGCAAGATAATCGTGCTTGAGCGTCACGCCGAAGAGCGGGTTAGCCTTCTGCCAGCATGTTGGGTCAGTGAATGGATCATCGTCTTTGTCGAGCGCGCAGACATATGAGAATGTCGTGTCGTCGACGACCTCGCCAACATAGGTGAAATCGTCGTCTGGCGTCTGCGTGCCAGCCGCGACCTTGATAGCGTGCTGGTGTTCATCCCAGCAAATCGAATTCCGATCGCTCCCCGAGTTCGTAATCATGAACAACAGCGGCTGCCGGCGAAACTTGAAACCGCGCTCGAGCATTTCGATGACCTTGCCATCTGGATGCTCGTGGATCTCGTCGCAGAGCGCGATATACGGCCTCGGGCCGGAGTGCGCGCCCTCTCGCGAGATCGGCCGGAAAAATGATCGCTTCTTGAGGTACGACAGGTTCCAGATCGGATTGCCGCCCGATGGCGTCAGCTTCGACTTGAGCGCCGGCGACTGCTCGTACATCGCCACCGCGTCGCGAAACAGAACGAATGCCTGATCCTTGTTAGCAGCCGCGGCGTAGATTTCGGCCGCCGCCTCGCCGTCCGATGTCAGGCAATAGTGCCCGATGCCAGCGGCCAGCGGAGACTTGCCGTTGCCCTTACCTTCCTCGATGTAGGCGCGCCGAAAGCGGCGCAGGATTGCGCCGTCGGATTCAACGCGCTTCCATCCGAAGATGGAACCAATCTTGAACTGCTGAGAAATATGCGGGTGGAACGGCCGGCCTTCAAACTGGCCGCCATTCAATCTCAAAACAGCCGGGAAAAACCGCAGGACACGGTCGGCAGCCTCTGGATCCCAGTGGATGCCGCGCGCCGGGCCGTTCAGGCGGTCGTCTCGGTGCCGACGGCAGGCGTTCCGAACGTGCGGGCCGGCAATGATTGTGCCACTGATTACGGCTTCCGCATACTCGTCGACCGGGCCAACTGGATACGGCGGGTTGAAGTGCGCCGGAACGCTAGTCGAAGAACTCGTCTGCTGGGTCTTTGCTCTCGCCATCAGGTTTTGCCCCAGCCTTCGAAGCGTCTGCAGGCGTCGCACCCATCTGGCCGTAGCACTGGCGGAGAAGGTTCATGGCTTGCACGCCAACGTCATCGCCCTTCATCATTCTGCCGCGAATGTTTGCGGCAATCGCCAGGTGGCCGCGGTGGCTTGAATTCAGCCAGGGCACCTCAGATGCAATTTCGCGCCATGCCTTTTGCGCGTACTCATTCAGCCAATCAAACGGATCTCCGACGCTATCAGCTACGGTCGGCTCGTTGCGGCCTTCAAATTTTGTTTTCTGCTTGCCTGCGTGGCCAGTGATTTCGGCTTTGGCCTTTGGCGTTCTCGGCCGCGCCATGCGCACCCTCTTGACAAATTTGTGATTTGCGCGTAGTTTCAAACCATCAGCCGTTGAGCAGAGCTCCGGCTAACCGCACCCCCGTCACCCTCAACTTTTCAATCGAAAAAATGCATAGGAATGCCCATCGTCGTTTCCCTGTATGGGCCCGCTGGCAACCTCGATGCACCCCTCCCCATTAGGTGCACTTGCATCTACAGGGGCCAGCCATCGGCGCCGTAGACGACGACAGTCTTGCCGTTGTCCTCAAGCTTCCCTCGAGAGGAGTGACAAGGTTTGCAGGTTGAGAGAAATGGGCCAGACCAGAACAGATCAAGGTCGCCACGATGGGCGACCCGATGGTGCACCTCAGTTGCCGGCTCGACGACCTCTCGCTCCAAGCACCACTCACACAGAGGGTGCATGCTTAGCTGAGCCTGTCGCAGTGCTCGCCACCTGGCCGACTTATATAAGTGCAACCAATCCCTTGATCTATGCTGCATAGGCAAACAAACTCGGCTGCTTTGGCGGCGTATCGCTCTTATCGCGATTGCACTTGCGGCAAGCGCACTGAGTATTCATGTAGCTGTGCGCGCCACCAAGACTGAGTGGCATGATATGGTCCAACTCAGGCGCCCTATCGTCGTATGTGCCGCGTAGTCCTCTTGGCGTCTTCACGCCGCATATGCGGCACTTCCATTTATCTCTCTCGAAAACAATGAGTGGATCGACGTTCTCAACAAGAGCGCCGCGCATCCGGGCGCGCTCTTTCTTCCTGGCCATCCGATGTGAGTTGCGACGGCTGCACTTGTCGGAACAGTAAACAGTTCTCAAGTCACCGTATGAAGTGGCGAACATGTTCCCGCATTCTTTACACGCCTTGGGAGAATGGTCCCTATTGTCGTTGGCAGACGCGTACTTCCTCGCTTTGTCGCGCGCATCATCCTTGCGGCATTCATCGGAGCAAAACACAAAAGACTTTTTGTGTGCTGTGAAAACTGAGTCACAGCACCGGCAGCGTTTGCGCAACACGATGAACGACACAGGATTTGTCACAAGTGCGACGTGGCCTAGATTTGCCATTATTGCTGTGCCGCTGCATCGCTTGGAGCAGAACCTTGGCTCTGCCTTGTCCTTCTTAACCTTGCGAAAGGATGTGCCGCATAGCTCGCAAATGCGCTCCGGAGATCTAGCGAGCGCCATTTCTTTTTCACGTGCTGGATTTCGCTTTGTACGATCCATCGCTCTGGCGCACGCCTCGCCGCAGTACTTTCTGGCGGCGTGACCTGTCACCTCGTTCTCGCAAACTAGGCACTTCCTGAAATTATCATTGGCAGCAACAGGGCCGCCGAATAGCGCATCCATCAAGGTCTCGACTCCTTGTCGACCTCATGTTGATAGCGGGTGAGCCGAAGCCCACCCGCAGAACCAGCGCAAGAGGTCGAGAATTGCGCTGATCAGATGAAACCGAAAGCGGCCGCTCAACACCGCTATGCAGTGGAGCAGCCGCAGGGATCGCCAGTCGCCGAGGAGGGAGCGCCAGGCAATTGACCACCAACGAAGCGCGTCCGCAACGTCGTCCTGTCGTTCCAGGAGCTAGACATGGCCGCAAAGGGCCAGAGGATCATGGGTGGGGCATAGTTACCCGCTCACTCAGCGGCTGCACCTAACTGCAGCATGGCGGCGGGGCGGTCGCAACCGCAAAGGGGTGAGGATTAAGCAGTCCTCTCAACCCTTGGTGACCTGAATGCGCGTGGCATACGGTCACGCTGCACGGTTGCGAAAGCGACGTAGGGCCTCGGCATCCAGGGCCTTCTCTCGCTTGTCTATCTCTTGCCATTTTATGGAGATGCTGCCGATTGCCATACCAACAAGCACGCGGCCTGCGACGGCCGGCTGCGATTTGTCTTCTGATCGGCCAATGTCCGTATATGACTTGCCGCCTAGGGCGGCATCTTCGAATGGCTCGACAAGCGGGCCGAGTGATGCCCTTAGCTCTGCCAGTATCGGCTTGGCATCGACGTGCGCATTGAGCACTTCGTCGGTGATCTTCACGTGCAAGCTTTCAGTCTTGATGACGCTGCCTGCGGCAATGTTATCGTTGTCGGCAACAACCGTGCGTCTGGCTGGCTGAGCATGGGCGCCCTTGCTCTTCTTGATCTTCGACGATTGCTTTATCTCGCCGTCGGGGATCACAATCCAATCGCTGGCTGCAGCTGCATCGATATCGGCTTCCGGAGTGAGCCTTTTGCTGACACGAACAACCTCGCCGCCATCCGCCTTGCTATAGTCCAAGCCCTTGAGAGGCTCCGCCTCACAAAGGGCGACCAGCTTGCGATAACGAAGCACGACCGCTATCGCATCGTCTTTCCCGTCTCGCCGGAGCGCTTCAAGAAGTGGAAAATCCTCACCACGACTTTGAACGCAGGACGGATCGCCGATATCCTGGCGCTTCGCAATTTTTCTCGTCATCTTAGCCATTGAGCGCCGTTCCTCTTTTGCTTTTCTTGCAGCAACAGCGCGACCATCTGCGCGCTCCTCTGGCGTCGTATGCTTGCGCGACAATCTCGCTTGGGTCTGTTCAACGATTGGCTCCCAGATGCCATCAACTTTCCTGAAGCGTGTATTTGTCCTGTATGGATGGGGATCGCTTCCGGTGTAAGCTACTCGGCCAGTGGCGTCTAAAATCTGCTCTTCTGCTTCTATTGCCATCATTGTCTCCCGCATGTGGTGGTGCAGGATATATAGGCTTTTGCTCGCCAAATGACAAATTTGTCAAACGCCGCATGCGCGCTTCGTTGCTTGCTGTGTCGTGCGGAGATAGACGCGCAGCCCGTTGATCGTCGACTGCGAGACCTTGGAGCGCTCCGCGTCGTCGAGCGCCTGCCAGGCGTAGGCCTCGATGTAGCGCGACAGCGTGCAGTCGTTGCTGACGACGGCTTGTGCGTTGGCCGGCGCCGCGAGAGCAAGAAGGCTGACGGCGGATGCGATAAGAATGGATTTCATGACTGTCTCCTCTTCGTGGTGACTGGTTGCGATGGTGCTAATTTAACAAACTCTACAAATTTGTCAAGGCGCCTGCCGCAAGCCATGGCCGGACTGATTGTCGTTCTCGGCCAGCCAGCCGCGCACGAGCGCCACGGCTTGCCGGGCTGCGTCTTCCGGCACGGCAGCCTCAATGATGGCAATTTCAAAGCCAAGGGCGCGCAGCAACGGAAACCGGCTTTCCTGGCTGGCCGTCAATGAACCTTCCTCGCCTTTCATCTCGATCATGCGAATGACGCCGCCGAAAAAATACAGCCTTACATCCGGCTCGCCTGCCGCCATCCCGGCCGCCTTCAACTTCACCGCGGCGTTGCGCCCGCGAAAGCCAGATCCGTTTTGGTCGGCTGCGAGCGTGAATGTGCCGGGCTTCACCTTGCTGGCGTCAGCGACATACTCCGGCATGCGCTTCAGAAGTTTGACCGCTTCAATCTGCAAATCGATCTCGAGAACCGGAGCCGCCTTCACGGTGACCTTTGTGCCGTTGGCTGTGACGGTCGTGACGATGCGAACGCGCTTGCCGTTCAGTCGGGTCGTCTGGGTCGTCCGTTTTGCCATTTTCTGCTCCACCTCCAAAAAGTGCTCCACCACCTGTTTTGCTCCACCACCCAAAATCTTGCTCCACTACCCCGCTCTACCACCCCCACCCCTAAAGGGGATGGGGTGGTGGTGGAGCAGAGTGGAGAGGTAGCCGCGACACGTTTTGCTCCACCCTGCTCCACCCCTAAAAATTGGGTGGTGGAGCAGATTTTTGCTCCACTGCTCCACCGTGCTCCACCCCTAAAAATTGGGTGGTGGAGCAGACTTGCCGACCTACGCTGCAGCTGCCGTATCTGCCCAATTCGAGCTCTTGATATACGGCACGAGCTTCCGTGTTTTGATCTCGTGCAGGCGATGCTTGACGAGCTCGCCCTGCTTGATCCAGTTGTCGATGAGGCGCGCGATCTTGCGCTTGTCTGACTTGTCGTCGGCGTCCATTTCGAGCACGCGGGCCACGGCATAACCGGCCCACTCGTTCGATTGATCGCTCGCCCGCCAATCCTGGCCATCGAGCACAGCCTTGATAGCGGCAAGTTTCTCCGGCGCCACTTCCTGCGCGATCTCTTCCGCCGACGGCCATTTCCACTCAGTCACGACAGGCGCGAAATCCTGCGGCTTCGTGAGGCCTCGCCCATTGCCAAGCGGCACGCTGACGAGGCGACGCCAGTCCAATTTGGACGAAAGAGGAGTCAGATTTGCCTTGCCGTAGTTGACCGAGAAATAGCCGAAGCGATCAGCCTTATCGATGCCCGCCTCCGATGCTTGCTCGTCTGACATGCGGTTCAAGACACGCACCGATCGCGCCGCGCCGATCAGCGACACGGCGCCTCGAGCGTCTTCGACGGTCGCCTCACGGTCTGCCACCTTGCGGAGATGGTGCACGATGTCGATGGCGCAGTTAGTGTAATCCGCAATCTGCGCCCATAGTTTCGCCACCTTGTCGATCGCGCCATTGTCGTTCTCGTTCACGCCGTGGGTCGAAACGAACGGATCCACAATCATGACATCGATGCCATTACGCTCGATCTGCTCGACCACCGCCTCGACGATCGGCTCCTGGATCTTGACGCCGGTTTTCTTGTCTTCGAGCGCAACGACGAGCTCTTGTTCGCGACCGCTGTCGAGGAAGAGATGGCCTTCAATGTCGTCCGGCTTGAGATTGTAATGGATGCACGCCGCCATAATGCGCCGCTCCATTTCGTCGCGTGGATCCTCGGCGTTGAAGACCCAGACCCGCAACCGATGCGGCGGCTTGGTCCCGAGCAGCGCGCGGCCCGACGCCATAGCAAGGCTTTCGGCAAGGCTTAGGCTGGTCTTGCCAAGGCCGCCCGGGCTGACGGTCACGGACACGTATTTGCGGATCAGGTGGCTGCCATAGGCGAACTCGCGCCGAGGCAAGGAGGCCGGGTCGATCCATTTGAACGCGGTCGCGTGCAGCGGGCCGGGCGGTGGTTCGTTATCGTTGGCGACACCGTGCGGGAGCGGTTCTGCATCATGAGCCGTTTCCAGAGGTGTGTTTTCCCGTTCGGGATCAATGTCACCGACTGGTGACGCATCCTCTTGCGCAGCATCTTCATCTATTTCTGGCGGCGCCGCATCCTTCCTGGCTTTCGACAAGCCATTCTTGATCATGCGGCTGATATCGACGAGACGCGTATTGTCCTGCTGGAAATCCGATTCCGGTATCTGCCGCGGCTGCCGCATGCCAGCATCAAGCCCGCGCCGGATCTTCGACCACGTTTCGCGCTCGCCATCCTTCTGCGCCACGCCGTTTGCTTGCGCCGCCGAGTACAGAGCGGATTCCGCCTCCGATCGCGACAGAGCGCCGGCGCCGACGAATTGGCCCAAGGCATAGGCGCTGGCGTTCAGCTGCGCCCCGCGCCCGCCCTGCCCGGCTGTGGCCAGTAATGCGAGCTCGTCGTCGACGGCTTTGTTGACGTAATGGTCATTGGTGCCTGCCTGATAACTGAACGGCATTGCCGGGCCTGCCGCAGCCTGCCTTGGCAGCACGAGCTCCAGCAGCCAATCTGGTGCGTCGGCGATCGGCGATTCCGAGATCCATTTATAGTGCCGGCCGTCAGCCATGGCGCTGCCAGGCATAATCACATAGCCACCATCCCCGCGCACGTCGACCCCCGATCCGAGACCACCGCGGTTGCGTACGCCAGCCACGTGACGGAAGAAGATATGCGTGCCACCGTTGGCCGTCTTGGCTCGCCTTGTGTCCGGCAGTTGGCCATTGGCGTTCTCCATGGCCTCAAGCCACTGGTGTCCGTCGGCGACGCCAGGCTTTAGATCGAGATCGAGCACCCAAAAGCCAGAAGGCGCGCCCGTAGGCACGCCGACAAGGGCATCTGGATTGTCGTTCCACCATCGCTGGATGATGCGCGGGAATTTGCTCGCCCCGCGCAGCCCATTGCTGGTGTATGGCGTTTTCTCGTGTTTGGTGTCGATCTCGCCGGTGATTGGGTCGGTAACGTCTTCCGGCTTGGCCCTGCATGGAAAGACTGGATAGCCGGCGGCGACGTAGTGCTGGGCTAGTTCAAGCGGCTGCAATGCTGATCTCCGGAATGTTGTCATTGGCGGCTTTGCGTTTTGGTGCAGCGTCGGCCATGATCGCGCCCACGCACGCCTTCATTTTTGCGACAGACACTGCATTGCCGATTTGCTTGATCTGCTCGGTTTTCGTGCCGGCAAACTCATAGGTGAATTCTTCCGTGGTGAAGCCCATGGCGGCGGCCAGTTCATGCGGCTCCAGCATGCGGAATAGGATATCGAACTCAGGCCCGGGCTCGACGAGATTGACATGGCCAGTGGCGGCGATCGTCGGAGTTGGCTGGCCGATGTCATGGATGCGCGGCGCCTGGCCTTCCCGCTCTCCGAACTGCGCGGCGATGAATGCCAGTTCACCCCGGTTTGCAGTCGTCAACGTTGGAAGCGGATCGTTGTCGACATTGCGGGCACGGTTGCTGCTGTCCGAATGGGTGATTGGAACTACCATCCCGAACCGGCCCTTGCTGGTGATTGTCGGCAAGGTATCGTCAACGCTGTTGCAGGTCTCGCCAGAACCAGAGCCGTAATAGGGCGAGATGAGCGCGTGCGCGCCACCGGTCGGCGCCGTCGGAATTGGATCGCTGACGCCACGCGGTGAACCGCCTGATGCTTGCGACAGAACGAACGGCTCAACAAGCATTGGCCTGGCGCACCCTGGCCGCTCGTCGTTCGCCGCTCCACCGGTCGTAATTGTCGGAAGAGGATCATTCGCCGAACGCGCCGCGCCGCTGTTGTGCTGCGAAAGCACCATCGGTTCCGCAAGCCAGACGCCGCCCTTTGTGTCCAGCGTTGGGATCAGACCTTCCGAGACGCCCTCGGCCTTGTTGCCTTTGCGCCCGTTCATGATGATGGGCTCGGCAACGGCGATATGGCTTGCGGCCGACGTTATGGTTGGCAGTGGAACGGCTGCACTTCCAGGCGATGTCGCCTTCTTCATGTTGACGATGACAGGCTCGGCAAGTGCGATATGGGTGCCCCTCGCCGCTATCGTCGGAAGCGGCTGGTCCATCCCTTGGGCGGACATGTGATTGCGCAGGATGACGAGATAAGGCTCCGGCCAACCGAACTTCTGGGCGCCGGCATAGATGCGCGCCAGGGTCTTCGGTGCGAGCGGTTTTTTGCGATTGAAGATTGATCGGCCCTTGATCTGCCAGTCGATGATCTCGCGTGCCGGGCGCCACGGTTTGACGCCAGAGAACAGGTCAGCATTCACCGCGTCGCGTTTCTTGTGCGTCGGCATGGGCCAGCGGATTTTGCGTCCATCGGAACGGCCCATGAGGATAAATCTCTGGCGGGTGGTGGCATCGCCGTAGTCGGCCGCGTTGAGTTTGCGCCACTCCAGTTCGAAGCCTAGGCGTCGCAGCGTCTCCGTCCACGCGTGGAAATATTCACCCTTGCGCGATGCGATCGGTTTGCCAGTCTTCGCATTGACCGGGCCCCAGCCGATAAACTCCCATACGTTCTCGATGATGATCCGCTTCACCCGCAGCTCGGTCAGCCAGGTGATGATGTGCCACGGATCGCTGCGCTGCTGGTCGCTGGTCGGCTTGCCGCCACGCGCTACTGAATGGTGCGTGCAGGTGGGCGACGCCATAAGCAGGTCGAGATATCCTTCCGGCACGAGGATGTGCGGCCGCACAGTCGCTATGTCCTGGACGTAGTGTCGAGCCTCGCGGTGGTTGCGCTGATGAGTGTCGATCGCGACATCCCAATGGTTGACGCACACGAGCTCCATCTCGAGGCCGAGTTCGGCAAGAGCGCGCTGCGCCCCTGTCGACGATCCGCCGGCGCCGCATAGAAGATCAGCCACAAGCATTTTGCGAGCCAAAGTTTTCTCCTCAGATTTGTGATGTTTCGGTCTTGCGCTGGTGAGGCGCGTATTCAGTGGTGGTTAGAAAGGTGCGCTGGCTAAAGCAGCCCGCAACGCACGCGCGCACCCCTCCCACGCTGCCTTCACCAACATCCTCTGATCAAGCTCGTCATAGACGGATAGCTCCGTGCCGATGCCGCGCTCCGCAATCCACTCACCAACCGCATCAACGCCGCCATCCAGGGCGGCGAGTTCGTAGTCATCGAGCCGGCGAATTTTCTTGTAGTCGTCGATCGCCACGATGCACCTCCGACACAAGTATTGGGGGTCGCCTTTTGGGTTGGGGTTGACGCCCAGCGCCACGGCTCGCATGCCGCAGCAAAAGCAGGTTGTGGGATCCCCGGCGGCGTCAACCGTCGGGGTGAATGCGGTTTTGGGCATGGTGGTCATGCTGCGGCCTTCGCAGGCGCGTTGTCATTGGCAGCTGCGAACAGGTCTGCCACCGGCTGATCTATGGTGCCGAGCGCTGCAATGTTCTTTGCGGCCTGGCGGAAGTAGGACGGCTTCAATTCGAAGCCTACGCCGCGCCTGCCCATCTCGACGGCCGAATAGACCTCGCTGCCGATGCCAAGGAACGGCGTTAGAACCGTTTCGCCCGGCAAACTCCACAGATCGATGCATCGCTCGATGACGTCGAGTTGCAGCGGCGAGATATGCTGCTCGTCCTGCTCGTCGCGCGCCGACCGATATTGCAGCGTGCGCGTCTGGCGAATGTCGCTCCACACTGGCGAGGCGTAGCGCTGCCAGACAAAAACCGATCGCCACTGCTCGAAGCTCCATGGCGTGCGACCAGCGGCAATCGTCTCCGCGGCGTGCCGATCGTACGCCTCGCGGCTGACGTCTAGTGTTTCATCACCGACCCAGCAATCGAACATGCCATCAACCGGCTCCGGATTGTCGCCGGGCTTGCGGAAGGAAACGATATAGTCGGCAAGCCCCTGCCCGCTGATGCAGCTGTCCTTGGTGATCTGTTTGTGCAGCAGGCGGATCGATTTCGTGCGCTGCTGCGCAACGACGGGATCCTTCCAGATGCAAACTTCCGAATGGAAGATCCAGCCGGCGTCCTCGTAGGCGCGGATGATCTCGCCGCGGAAGTCGCGCATGCCGATGAAGCCGTTGCGTCTCTTGCTGGTCGGGAGCTGCATGCAATGAACGGAGTGGACCCTCCCCGGCTTCGTCACGCGCAGCAACTCCTGGATCAGAAAGGCGTAGTGCTGCCAAAAGTCCTCGCCCTCGTTGTTGCTGATGTCGCGATCAGAGCTACTAAAGCGGTAAAGTCCTTCGAAGGGCGGCGAGTGAATGCCAAAGTGCACGCTGTCACCGGGGATCGCGCGGATCAACTCGCACGAGTCACCCTCGTAGATCGCGTAGTCGTCAGTGATGACTTGGTTAACGGCATTGATGCCTGCGGTCACGGTATGGTTCATGATGCCCTCGCGAATTCTGGTTGGATACTGTTTGCGGCGCGCATGTACGCGTCGTGAGCCTTCTTCGGGTCCGTGTAGAGGCCGAGGTATCTCGACTTCCCATCGAGGTAGATTTGCGCAGACCATTTCTGTGCCTTCTTGTGCCAACTAACGCCCTTGAAGCCACTCGTGCTGTTCGACGCCAACTTTGCATTGAGGACGTTCTGCTGGTCTGTAGCAGGTCGCAGATTTGACCATCTGTTGTTCAGGCGATCACCGTCGGCATGGTCTACTGTGTCTGGCGTCTCCTCGCCCATCCAAGTGAATGCCAGGCGGTGCGCGTAGAGCAGCTTTCCCCCGATCCCGATGACGATGTATCCGCTGAGATTGATTGCCCCAGCATGGCGGCCAACAACCACTTTATTGCTAGTCTTCTTGGCCCAAGTGAAGATCCCCGTATCGGGATCGTAGTGCAGTATTTCCCGCAGTTGTTCAGTGGTGATCAAAGCTCACATCCTAGCCATGTTGGGATCTGCATCGGGATTTTCGGATCGTAGCTTGCCTTCTCGCGCGCCTGCGCATTGATGGCTGCCTTGGTGATGTTGGCAGTGTGGAGCACCATCGCTGCCGCCATGCGGTCTGCATCCGCCTCCTTGCGCTTCAGGTTGGCGACGACAGCGCCCTCGGTCTCCGCCGCAATGAAATGCGCCGTGACTTCGTTCTGCTGTCCGAAACGCCAGAACCGGCGCACCGCCTGATAAACCTGTTCGAAGCTGTCATTGAGGCCGACAAAACCGGTATCGGCGCAGTGCTGCCAGTTCATGCCGAAACCGGCGATCGACGGCTTGGTGACGAGAACGCGGATGCGCCCCTCGCTGAAGTCGATCAGCTTCCGCTCTTTGACGTCTTCCTTGTCAGAGCCGCGCACTTCGACGGCGCCTGGAATGGCGGCTGTCAGCGCTTCGCTTTCGGCATTGAGGTTGCACCACCAGACGAACGGCCGATCGGTTGGTGTCAGGCTGGCCGCATGCGCGACACGATCGCCGACGCTATCGCGACGAGCCTTGATGCGTTCCTGCAACGTGGATGCACGGCCACCGACCAGATCAGCGGTGTCAACCGGCATTGTCACCGTATGGTGAATTTGATGCAGCGCCGGCAGTTGGTAGGCGCCATCGTCATATCCGAGATCCGACGGCTTGCGCAGCATGATGGCCCACGACGCCATCCAACGCCAGAAGTCGTTTTCGGCATGACCTTTCAGCCGCCACTTCTGCGTCTCGCCGCCATCATGCGCGAAGAATGTGGCGAGCATATCCGAATAGGACATGATGCCGAGGAATTCTGCATGGTTGCCGAGCTCCATGAAGTCGTTCGGCGCCGGCGTTGCGGTTGCCGCAAGCCGGAACGGAATGCCGTGGCACGCCTCAACCAGTTCATTGCGGTAGTGGCCGGACTCGGACTTAAGAATGCTGCTCTCGTCGAGGATCACGCCGGCGAACCGATCAAGATTGAAATGCTCGATCTTCTGATAGTTGGTGATGTTGATGCCCGGGCCTACGTCGGATTGGGACCGAACATGGCGCGCCGGAATGCCGAACTTCTCCGCCTCGCGCACCATCTGCGCGGCGACGGCCAACGGCGCGAAGTGCAGTATGTCGCCCTGCGTGGCGGCGCTGACGGCCTGACCCCATGACAATTCCATGAGGCTCTTGCCGAGACCTGTTCCGGCAAACAGAGCCGCACGGCCGCGCTTTAGCGCCCATGTGACGATGTCGCGCTGGAATGGAAAAAGAACCGATGGCAGTTCTGGAATCTCGGTTAGACCAGTCGGCGGATCCAGGATCGCCTTTCTGGCCAGGAACGCGGCGTATGCGTCCGCCTGCGCCGATGGCGCGATGTTCTGGGTCATAATGCCCATTGGCTATTGTCTCCTCAGACTGTGGTGCGTCCCGCGCGTTGGTGGCGCGCGGTATGGTGTATGTTATGGTGGCGTTCACTCAACGAAAGGCCGGCGATGACACCGTTTCAATCGAGAAAGCTAAAAAAATCATTCGCTTCGCGGCATGCATTTATAGACAAGCCAGAGCCGTTCAACGTCAAGGTTATGTCATGGCCGGCGCCATGGAATGGATCGGACGAGTACATCAATTTCGCGTTCGATATCGGCAGGAAGGTGAACGAAGAAATCATTCACCTTCGAATTCACAAGTCCGATTACTCTGAGATCATGAAAACCATGCTGAATATTGATCGCGAGGCCACGATCAAAGCGTTTGCCGAAGCAATACTCTCAGTGCCGCCAGACTGATCAAGCCGCCCTCACCGAAATCGTATCGTCTCCGGTCTTGATCTGCGCGCCTTTGACCTTCTTACCGGCATCGAGCGCTTCTTTAATGAGCCCCTTATCCGGCGTCTTCACGACCTTGAGGAAGCGCGCCGGCACTGCGGCCTCGTCTGTGATTTCGACGCTGTCACGGCCTTTGGTGATGGAGATAGTTGCTTCGGTCAGCGGCACTTTGGGCAGGCCGGCCGCTTTCAGAAGACGCAGCATGAGCGCGCGCATCGCGGCCTGCCGGCGCTCCTGGCGCTTCTTGCGGGCGTCGAGCTCGTCTGCTCGCTTCTTGATGGCGGCAATCATGGAGTTGGCCTCACGCTCCTGCGCCAGCAGCTTGCCGAGCACTTCGTAGGCGTTGGTCTGGCCTTCGATGGTGTCGGCGCGGAGCGTATCGTCTTCGGCAAGCTCTGGGAATGCGGCCAGCATGTCAGCGAAAGCGGCCTCGAGATCGGCGACGTCGACGGCGAGAAATCTGGTGTTGTCGTTTGCGGGTTTGGTCATGCGGACACCACGCGGTACCTAGCAACGTCACGATCATTCCGCGTGCTCCAGCGGATTTCATCGCTGTATTCTTCATACCGCATGCCGTTCTTGAGGATTACCTCAAGCAGCACCTCGTCAGCGACAGGCTGCTTGCCGCCGGCCCATTCAATCCAGCCGGTCTCGGCTCTTCTCTCGCTCATTTCAGTCTCCTCACGTGGTGGTGTTGTGGTTGTCGCGCTAGTTGGGCGCTTAGGATTTCGCCCAAAGGGCAACGTCATCAAAATGCACAGGCATAAAACCGATGCTTTCGACGGACATATCGCGATGGAAGCCCTCAAGCCCCTCAAGGTTGCCGTGAACGTGCCCATGCAAATTCTTGGTGCCGTGCCGCAACTGGTCGAATCGCATCGGAATGTGAGATGCAGTGAAACCTTCGTCACGGAATTGCCGCCACAGCGCGATGCGCTGAAAGATCCCCGCCGCCGCAAGAGACGGAATGTCGTCGTGATTTCCGACAATTAGGCGGATAGCGCCATTGAGCTTCGGACGCACGCGCTTTGCATCTTCGGTCTTCCAGGCAAAATCGCCCAAGTGATAGACGAGATCCTGCGGCTTTACCGCCGAATTCCAGTTCTCAATAATCACTTCTTCCATCTCGCCCACCGATGAGAACTGCGGCCTACAATAGGTGATGATATTGTTGTGACCAAAGTGGGTATCACTTATGAACCATACATTTCTTGCCGTCACTGGCGTCTCCTCACGTGGTGTAATTTGGTAGCCTCACCGTGGTGTAAATTTACAAATTTGTCAATCTCAGAACTGGATATCGTCGTCCAATTCCCACCGCTCGGCATAGCTGCGATTGTCGTTTGCCGGGGCCTGCACCCGCTCCACGCGCTCGCCGACAACATGCGAAACCACATCCCAATATCGATCTCGCGGCTTGACCATGATTTCGGCGGTCTCGGCGAGCTCGTCCTGGCGCTCCAGCCACTCGATCGGCGTTTTCGGGAACGGCCGCTGGCCGCCATGCGCCAGCCAGTATCGATCGGCCTTTGACTTGGCAAAACCGGTGTGCTGCGGACAGACCCACTCGTTGATTGCGGTCATCCCGACCATGTAGGTGACCTTGACCGATGGCGGCTTGTCACCCTTGCCTTCGTGGAAGCGGAACGTTCTGCTACTCACCGTGCGCGGCTCTGGCTCAACCGTCGTCATGATCGGGACGTCCGCCGCGTGTGCCGCGATCTTCGGGCTGTCGTCGATATCGAACTCATACGAGCAGCAAGGGCATGTGCGCGCTGACGCATGCACCTTCTCGCCGCAGCCGACGCGGCCATGCTTGTCTTCGCTCTCGAGCGGGCAGATCTTGATTGGCGCCTCGCCATCGCCGCTGCCAGGCTCTTTCGGCTGCACCATGTCTACCGGGCCATGTTTGTCGACGAGACCGGCGAAATCGAGCACCAGGCAAGACGGCTTCGGCCCGGCCGCGATAGCTGCGCGCCGCTCCTCCGGCGTGTCCAGCGACATTCCCGGAGCGTAGAGCACACGCGTGCCGCGGCCGGCCATCTGCAGATACAGCGACGCCGAGAGCGTCGGTCGCAGGAAGGCCAGCAGATCGACGCCCTTATGGTTGAAGCCCGTCGTCAGCACCGAATTGTTCGTCAAGGCGCGGATTCGGTAGGCCTTGAAGTCCTCGATAATGCGCCGGCGCTCTTCCTTCGGCGTCTCGCCGCTGATCATTTCACACGATACGCCACGCGAGCGGATTTCGTCGCGCACGTGCTCCGCATGCTCGACGCCAGAGCAGAAGCAGAGCCATGACCGCTTGTCCGCGCCCTTGGCCACGATCTCATCGACAGCCGAGCGCGTGACGTCCAGCTTGTCTACTGCGGCTTGCAGCGCCGACTGCTTGTAGTCGCCGCCCTGCCGGCCGACGCCCTTGGTGCTGAGCTCTATCGCGGTATGTTTCGAAGACAGTGGCGCCAGGTAGCCGTCGCGCACGCCGTCGGCTATGCCGTAGGTGTAGACGACACGATCGAACATGCGATCGTCGCCCTCGTCGAGCCGGCCACTGTCAAGGCGAAAGGGCGTAGCCGTGAGGCCCACGATCTTCAAATCCGGATTGAGTTCGCGCAGCGCGGCAAAGAACTTACCGTACATGGTGTTGCTGTTCTTCGGAATGAGGTGGCACTCGTCGACCAGGACGATGTCGATCGGCTTCCTGGCAACGCGCTCATTTGCCGCCACGTCACAGATCAGGTCAGCCTTGTCCCAAACCGTCTGGATCCCGGCAAAGATGATCTGGCTGCGCGCGTCGCGCCGATTGAGGCCGGCGCTGAAGATGCCAGCCGGCGCGAACGGCCAGATGCCGATGAGCTCGAGGAAGTTTTGCTCGATCAATTCCGCGACGTGCGTCACTACCATGATCCGCATGTCCGGCCAGCCCTCGACAAGTTGCTGGATGACGGTGGCCATGACCATGCTCTTGCCGGTTCCGGTCGCGAGATCGATCAGCGGGTTGCCGGCCTCTTCGCGCCAATAATCGAACAGCGCCGCAACGCTGTCCTCTTGGTAATAGCGCAGGGGCATCAGCGCACCTCCTCGAACGAAATACCGGCCGCGATCAGCCTGCGGCGCATGTCCGCTGTGCCGCGGCCGCCAGGGAAAACCATGCCGTAGTCGGGCTTGCCATCGTCGATCATCCACTGATTCCGGATGCCGCCAGCAGCTTTACCCAAGTTGTCCCAGTCGGCCGGATACGGATCCACGACGATTCCGCGACGTTGCGCCCAAGCCTTGGCTCGGACGTCCAAGCCGCGCGCCTCGCCCTCGATGAGTACAGACACAGGCTTGCGCTCGTGAAGCTCATCGAGCACTGCAAATATGCGCGCGGTCTCGCAGTAGTCTCGGCCGCCAGTTACTACTAGCCGCATCACGCCGCCCTCGCTCGCAGCCGATCGCGCTCCTGCGCTTCGATCTGGCGCACGCGTTCCTTGCCTATACCGTACTTGGCGCCGATGAACTCAAGTGTCTCGCCCATGGCCCGAAGCATGACGATCTGGCCAGATCGGCCAGAACCCAGATCGGCAAGTGTTTCGTTAAGCTCGACGGCATCGGCTTGGTTCGGCGGCGTCATTACGGCTGCCATGGCGCGATCATCCGATACAGTCGGCATATGGCGCGATCTGACCTGCGCCTTGCGCCGGCCGTTCTGCGCGACATGGCGCATTGTGAGCGTGATCCAGTTGTAGAAACCGCCGTCAGGCCGGAATGAGGTCCAGTGGGACAGGATATACGCCAGGCTTTCCTGAAACAGGTCTTCCTGCTCGGTTTTGTTGTTCGTCAACTTGCCGGCTAGGCGTTTGAGATGCGGGAAGTAGTTCATGAGCCGCGCATCAAATTCGGCGGGGCGCGCAGGTGCGTCCGTCTGTGTCATATCGTCTCCTCTTGTGGTAGCGGTCAGGCGGCGTTGGTGGCGCCGTCGACCCAAATCTTGCCGTCAGGCATGCGGTACGTGATCGTTTCGGCGTCTTCGTCGACGTCGATCTGCTCGCCGGGAACGAGTGTCGGTATGTGCAGATGTGTCGGGCAGCCCTCTTTCTGTTCATCGAACGAGATCGGCTTTGCCCACCGGCTGCAAGACCAGTGACCGTCGCCGCCCATCTCTGGAGTGCTATGAATGCACGAACGGCAGTTAACGCGCGGCCACGCGCCAGCCTTGCAAATCGGCTTGTGCTTGCAGAACATGCAGCCGAAGAATTCCGGATCCTCAGATATCCGCGATGGCGGCTCAGGCGTATTGATGATGCGCTCGAGCCGCGCCAGAAGGCGTAGGCAGAACTCCGCATCATATTCGATGCGCTCGGCATAGAGCGTGTCGTCATCCTTGCAGCTGACGAGGTATAGCGCCCGAGATATCCCAAAGGCATGCATTCCCAGCTGAACCTGGCCGTAATGCAAGGGCTTCGCTTCCTTGCAGCCCTTCTTGACGATCTCCTTCATGCCTTTGGCGTTGCTCGACTTGAACTCGAGCAGGTGCTCTGTCTTCGGCGCCTCGGGAATGCCCATGGCCTTGCCATCGCACTTGCCGCGGACGTGCGAGCCGACGAGGCGAATTCGGTCCTGCTGGCCGTAGACGTCCACGCCGATGCGTTCCAGATCCTCGACTAGGCGGTCTTCTTCGATGTTGCCGGTCTGGAACAGGCGCAGCTGCCGGCCGTGGTGCTTTTCCAGTGGAGTGCACCAGCGGAAGGCAAACCACAGTGCGCGGTCACACTCGGTGTTGGCCTCGCCGACCGAGATGCCGAGGCTGTCCCAGGATTCTGCCGCAGCTTCGTAGGCTGCGTAGATGGCGCGGACAGTGCTGGATTCTGGTTTGGGAAGTGGTGCCAAGGTCAAACTCCGAAATGCTTCATGGCGGCGCGCACAGCGTCGCCGGTGGTGGTAACGTTGGTGTTGGTGACGCCAACGAAGAAATCGCAATCGTTTCGCGCCTCGCGCGCCGGGATGGGCTTGTGATCCGAGAAGCGGACCTTGAACGCTAGGCCGCCCATGCGAAGGGTGATGTATTTGGAGAAGGTGCGTTTCGCCTCATAGAGATAGACGTCGAGGCCGCGCCGGAGCGCGACTTCGCAGAATTCTACCCATCGCGGCTTTCCATACCCGAGCGCGTTAGCTCTCGCCGTGCGGATGGCGAGATATGCGGGCGTCATCTGCATGTTCTTCGCCTTTGCGGGCTTGGCCGGGATAGGTGCAGGCTGTCTCGGCTTTGGGATGGGTGCCATTAGCGCACCAACTGAAAAAGGATGGCTTTGATATCGTCGATGGTCTCGGCCCGCGCAATTTCGTCTGTCAGGTCTTGACGACGAACTATGCGCTTAGCTTCCTCAATGCCGTGGCCGGCTTCACGCAGTTCGCGCACGCGCGCCAACGCCGTCTTCATACGTCCATCTCCTTCGTGAAAAAGCACCGCGCCGGCCGTGCCGGATCCTCGCGAAACGCCTTGCACCACGGCATGCCGTTGCGGATGATCAGTTCGCGCGGCTGCTCGCACCACGCGGCATCTTCGATGATCGGGCAGCACCCATCGATGTTGTTGCCGATCCGGTTCAGGCAGTGGCGGCACCAATGATGTTCGAAATCCTGGCCATCAGTGCCGTTAGCGGGCCGCCATGGCCCGCCTTCCCTTCCGTCGATAGCCATTAGACGCGCATGGGCATAAGTACCCCATCCCATCCCTCGGCCGCCCCGGTCACGATAGCCGGCGAGCCAGCGTCGTTCAGTTTCAGCGTCACCTCGCCCGACGGCAGCACCGAGAGAATGTCGCGCAGGTATGCCGCATTGAAACCGATCTCGATCGGTTGGCCGCTGTATTCGGCCGCGACTTCGTCTTCGGCGTCGCCGTGGTCCGGATTGCGCACCGCGAGCTTGATCGAGCCAGGCGCGATGGTGAGGCGCACGGCGCGGCCGCGCTCGGAGGAGATCGTCGAGACACGATCAGATGCCTTGAGGATAGCGTCACGATCGACAGAAACGACATTCTCGTTGTTCGTCGGAATGACGCGCTGGTAGTCGGGGAACGTGCCGTCGATCAGCTTGCTGACGAGCGACAGCTCAGGCGACACGATCTTGATCTTGGTCTCAGAGACCGAAACCGTGACCTTGCCTTTGGGCGTCAGCGAGACAGTCTTGCGCGGCACGATGATGCCTGCGAAGGTGCCAAGGCTGCCGGTCGAGTTGCGCGCCAGGCGGTGGCCGTCCGTAGCAACAGCGACCGCACCTGCTTCTGTCGAGTGCAGGAAGATGCCATTCAGGTAATAGCGCACCTCTTCGCTGGAGATGGCGAAAGCCACCGGCGCGAAGAGCGCGGCAAGATCAACCTCGAATTCAGCGTCATAGGCACCGACCGACAGGCTTGGATAATCGGACGCCGGCAGGATGTTCAGGCCGAACTTCGACCGGCCGCTCTTCATCTCGAGCTTGCCGTCGACGAGCGAAAGCTCGACCAAGTCGTTGCCGGCCTTGCGGGCGATGTCTCCGAGCATCTTGGCGCTGACCGTGATGCTGCCGGCTTCATGGATTTCGGCCGGCGCCGACGCGGTTGCCTGGATGTCGAGATCCGTGCCGGTGACGTGCAGTAGCCCGTCGGCTGCGGAAAGCAGCAGGTTCGACAGGATCGGGATGGTATTGCGGCTTTCTACGACCTTGCCAACGGCGCCGACGACGCGCGCGAGTTCGGTGCGCTGGATAGTTAAGCGCATGGTGGTCTCCTCTATTGCGGGCTGGCCCGCTTGTGGTGTGCCGCACGGTTGGTTGCCGTGCGGCTGGTGGTGGTTAGGCGCCCTGCCGGGTAGCCAGGATGCGGTAGGCGTCGATTACGCCGAGCGCTTGTGACTTGGCATCGTCCAGCGCATTGTGCGCCGTGCCGATGTCCGGCTGCGTCGCGTTGGTCAGCTCGAAAAGTGTTCGGCAGTCGCGCGGCGTCTTGTAATGCCATGGGATCGGGATGCGGCACGCACGGAACGCCGACTCGAGCAGCACCAAGTCGAAGGATGGCGGCTTGGCCCAAACGCGAGAGGCATCGACGCGGCGGACGTAATCGCCGAATGCGCCGATCGCCCATCCGATCAGACGGTCGCCAGAGAATGCCGCTTTACGCGCATCCTCGGATTGATCCATCCACCACTTCAGGGTGGACACATCAATTGTCAGTCCAACATCAACCGCCGACTGCGGATCGATGGCCGCATAGAATTCTTCGCCGAACTCTTCCGTTTCTGCATCAAATGTCACTGCGCCGATGCTAAGAACTACGCTGCCCGGCTCAGTGCCGAGCGTTTCGATGTCGATCATAAGGTCGCGCATCAAATCTCCTCTTGTGGTGGTGTGCGGCGGACCGCTGGTGACGACCCGCCAGAATGTTAGCGATAGCGGGCGACGATAGGTGGATTTTCGATTTCCATCCGAATCCCGTCATTCCATCCGCGAGGCAGGACATCCCGATTAGCGGTCGGCCTGATCACCTCGACTTTGGCCAATTTGGCCTTGATGGCTGCCCATTGTTCGGCAGAGGGCGGGTTGCCACCCATTGCCGTTTCGAATCCTTCCAGCCATGCCTTGAATTCGTTCAGAGTCATTTTGAGCCCCACGGCCGGCGCGTGCCGCCCGCAGCTGGCGATGGCGCCGGGCGACCGGCAGGCTGGCGGTTGTCGTTTGCTGGTGCCTGGGCGCGAGCCGGCGGTGCAGCCTCGACGGATGGCTCCGGAATGTTGCCTTCGTCCGGATAGTAATATTTCTTGATTTCGTTGCGAGCCGCGTATTTCGGCGAGCCGTCGGCGTTCTTCTCCTTGCTATCCTTGCCCATGCCGATCTTGGCGTTGAAGGCGACGAAGTGCAGCTCGTCGGAATCGTCCGGCGCCTCGCTCATGCCGAGCGCACGAAGCAGGCATGCGAACTGCTTCTGGCCGATCTCCTGCACCTGCGCGTTCGGATGCTGCAGATTGTAGTTGGAGAAGATTTTGCGGCCCTTCAGCTCCTCCGGCGCCAGGACGTCGATCGTGACGCTCAGGTTGATGGCGTGGTCGCGCGTGTTCTCGTTCTTTTCCTTGATCTCGGAAGCGCTGATTTCCAGCGCATAATCGCCGTTCGGCAGGTTGGAGAAATCGCGCTGTTGCGTGTTCTCTTCGGTGGCTTCGACTCTTACGCCGATCTTTGCCATTCATAGTCTCCTTCGTGGTGTGGTGGTTACTTGGTGAGTGCGTAGTAGCGCCAGGCGCCGCTACCGTATGCGGTGTGCGCGCATTCGCGCATCACGTTTTCGAGCCAAGCCCATCGCTGGCCGCTGCGCGTCCGTACTTTGACCGGGAGCCACGCAAACCATTGCTCTTGGTGGAACATCAGGCCGCCTCTTCTTCAACCGGCGCATGCGGCGTGTAGAAGTATTTCGATAGTTCGGTGAAGCCTTTGCCCTTCTTGAACGGGATGCTCGGCGGCATGTTCAGCCTGTTCTTGGCCAAGAAGCCGGCGCGCTCGTCCGCATAAATGACGCGCTCTGCGCCAGACATGCCTTCTGCTTTGCTCTCCTTCTTGCCGAAGCCTTTATCGACCTGCTTGACCGATGTGCGCTTGCTCATGAACAGAAGAGCATCGCTCTTTTCCATGATGATGTCGGTCGCGCGGTCCTGCAGCTTTGGCCGATAGCGATCGTACGAGTCGACGAGAGGATCGTTGAACTGCTTCACCTTGCTGTGCAGGATCTGGACGACGTGGATGCCGGCGCGCGAGAGCGCCCGCGTCGCCGACATGTATTCGAGCCAGTCGTTGTCTGCCTCAAGGTAGCCTTTACCGAAGGCAGTCGGGGAACCCTTATCGTTGCTGTCGATGGTATCCCAGCCCATGCGGCCGCACGTGAAATCCCAGACCATCTTTTCGAAAGCGTCGAGGCTGTCGATAATGACGGTCTTGAATTCGTGCTCCTGCGTCAGCAGATGTTCGAATGCATCCATCATTTCGTTGTAGTTCTCGATCTCGATAGCGGGGACGTCGAGATCGACAGGGGTCTCCTCGCCTACCGTGTGGAGATAAATCGGGTCAGGAAACTCGCCGGCGAGCGTTGTCTTGCCGATGCCGCCTATTCCATAGATCGCGATAACGGGCGGCGTCTTTCGTTTACTCGATCTCAGTTTGTCGAAAACTGACATGCACGTCTCCTAGAAATAGCAGATTGCGATGATGAGCAGGCAGGCCAGAATGACCGGCCACCAGCTGAACGGGTCAGGCGGCCACATGCCGGCGTCAGGGTTGGTCGTCATATTGCTGAAACCGCTTAATGGCCTTATCAGCGCCCCATACCGAACCAAGCATCACGACAATCGCAATGGTGGCGACTGGTATGAAGAAGAGCGCAGCAACTGCGCCGCCGAAGGCTGCAGCCGCGATGGCGGCCCGACGAAGAACCGGCGCCTTGAAAAACGTCGGCGTGGACTTCTGCACTGGCGCATCGATCGGCACATAGTCAAGCGGAGTGCCGGTGAGCGGCGGGTCTATCCATGGCGATCGGGTCATGCTGCGATCTCGAGAGCGAGGACGCGACGGCGAGCGGCGCTATGCATGTGCTGATACGGGCGCGTTTCGCTGACGGCCGCGTTGCCGCGCTCCCGGGCAAGTCTCTTGCGATCGCCGCGCGAAAGTCCCTCGGCGTTGCGGCCAGGCTCTTTCGGCAGGGATCGAAAGCCCTTGCCGCCGGTGATGCGCTCCATCACTGTAAGCCGGCGGACTCGGTGGCCTTCATCGATTGACGGCATACCAAGCTTGAAGTCGTTGGCATGATAGTCGGCCGTGAGTTTTTCGAAGATGTTGGACATAGGTCTCCTCTTGCCGTGCGGTTGGTCGCCGCACGGCTTGCTGTGGTGGTGGCGTTGGTGGTGTTTAGGCGGCGGCGCCGTACGGATACTCGACGAAGTGCTCGACGACATCCTTGGCCGGCTTCAACTGCATGCCCGTTACGGCCCGCAGTTCCTTGATGGCCGCGATCTTCTCGCCCTTGGCGGCGAGCCGCTGCCATTCGTGCTTGTAGGTCGGCACCGCTTCCTGGCTGGTGGTGGTCAGGATGTAGACGCCGAACTGCTGGCCCTTGGCTATGCCGGCAAGCCGATCGGCTTCAGCCTTGGCGGCCGATTCGGTGGTGTGCACGAACGGGCGAGCGGCTGGCTTCGGCTGGCCGTCTTCGATGAGGGCGACGATGGCGGTGGGGGTTGGTGCGCGAGCTATGTCAACGTCACCGTCGTAGCACCAAAAGCTGCCGCGCCCATCGATATCGACAAGATAGGGCATTCTGTCGTCGAGATCGTCTACCCTGACGACCGTTCCATTGCCGCTAATCGCGGCAAATTTTGCGAATACCCGGTCCCCCGCCTTGAACTTCGGCTTGGCCGGCGCCGCGTTGTCGTTGCTGGCCGACACGACGGGCTCGTCGATCCATTCGGAGATTATGTCATTGGGCAGTTCCGACGTAGTATTCGATCTTGATGACTGTCGACCGCTATCTGCCCAAACGGCGCTTTGCCAGTTGCCCAGTTCGCCGAACGTCGCAATATCGCCCCGCACGAAAGCCGGCCCGACCTTGCGGCCGTCGCGCGTCTTGTAGAACTTGCCGGCTTCGATGGTGAGGTCTGCCGGTTGCGCTGCCGCGACAGCTGGCAGCGGTTCGAGTTCATCAATGTATGCGCCCGGCGAGAAGCCGAGGCGATTGTTATCCAGCGTGACATCAAGGGCGTATCTGCCATTAGCGGATTTGCGCGGGTTCGAAATAACTGTAGCCTTTTCGCCCTTAGCGCCGAAGCGTGCGCCGCCTGCCGTGCTATCGCGGACAAAGCGCACCCGATCGCCGACCTTCGGCTGCCATGCAGGCACAAGCTCGACGCGCCGATCGAAGCAGCCGTAGCTCGTTTCGCCAACCTTTACGTTGACGCCTTCGCTCCAGAAGCTCTCGACAACGCCTTCGTCGCCGACCTCAGCCGTTGAATACTTCTCGACGAACCGCACGCGATCGCCAACCTTAAACTTGCCCATTACGCTGCTCCTTCCGTTGTGGTGGTTTTGCGGAGCTTGCGCTCCTTGGTGAAGTCGATGACATTGTCGGCTTCGGCCGGCGGCTTTTGCTTCCCGCCAACCGGCGGCTCGTCGCCTTGCACGGCCATGTGCCGCAGCGTCACGGCGAACATCATGCGGATTTCCAGGCTGCCGGCGATCTGGACGTGGTAGTGGCGGCCGAAGTCAGATCCACCGACGACAATGCCGAACACGTCCGTATTGAGTTTTGATTCGACCCAGTCACCTTCATCAAATGCTATGCAGTCGCAGTGGTTTTCTTCCATGCTCATGCCGCCACCTGCATATCCGCCAGGCCGGCAATAAGAAGCTCGCGCTCGGACGGCGCGACTTCGGCGGTGTCCAGCGTCGGAATGCGCTGCAGCGACACAGGCATGGCGCCGCTCGTCGTCGAGCAGCCACCGTTGGACGGCACCATCTTGGTGGTGGCGCGCGGATTATTGTCGTTCGCCGCGGCGATCGGGGTTTTCGTGTAATGGCCGAGCCCGTGCTCGCGCCGCAGGCGCTGGTAGCATGTCATCGGCTTGATGCTGTATCTGGCTGCTATGGCGGCAACGGTTTCGCCGTTGAGTCTGCGCGCATGCATATCGGCCAGCATTGCGCTGGTAATCATCGTCATGTCGTCTCCTCTGTGGTGTGATTGGCAGGCGGTGAACTTGCCAATGGATTGTCATAATGATATCGATTTACAAATTTGTCAAAGTATGGCGGCCATTATGTCTTCACGCGGCACCCCCTCCAGATCGCGCTTCGCGCAGATGCTTGCGGCCGAGCAGATCAAGCGCGGCCAGACAGATCGCGAGGTGGCGGAAAACCATGGCTGGCTGCAGCAGACGTTCAGCCGGTGGAAGCTTGGAAGCCTGCCGCGGCAGCATATGTTCGCATCGATCGCCAACTTCCTGGAAACAGATGAGAACGCCGTGCGAGAGATGGTCGAGGAAGCGCAGGAAAGCGCCGCATCGACGAAACTGCCAAACGTGGCAGCATTCAACGCTGCCCGGGTCTATGGCCGGGTGACGGATCGCAAAGACGGGAAGTATGTCTTCGACGCGTTCAACAAAGGCCGCAAGCGCATCCCCGATGGACGCTATGCCATCTTGATCGATACAAAGATCATGGAGCCGGCGCTGCCGGTCGGCACCAAGGCGTGGCTGGATCCGGCAATCTGGCCTGCGCCAGGCAACGAAGTGCTGGCCCACACCAAGGGCGGAGCCGCATGGATCGGCCGGCTTGTTGGCGTGTCCGGCACGTCCGCAGAGATCGAGCGCTATGCCGCTGCCGGCCGGGAGACGATGACAGTGCGAGATGTTGAGGCGGTGCATGTCATCGTCCTTTCCGAGCGGTTGGCGTCATAGTGCGCATTTTATGCTTGACAAATTTGTGAAGTGTTTGGTAGACACAACACGTCGCTGTGGTGGCGACAAGGAAATCCGGGTTCTGACGAGCGTCAGCTAGTCTCCTCCCCGAGATAGTACGCGCCCATTCCCCAAGCCGATAATCAGGTGGTGCTGGCCTTCGGGTCGGCTTGGTGGAATTTGGTTTATGAGTGCCGAAATCTGTGCTCCCAATAAATAGCTCGCTCGGGATGTGCCTCCGCAGATCCATGCCCCCTCTCAATTTCAAGGAGGAGCTTTCTAGCTGTTGCTGCTGCAGAAAAATGAGCTGACAGTAGTTCAATCGGATACCCGGGTGTCTGCGCGGCAAAAACCATAAGACGCCTTAGCGCCGCATCAATTTCACCAGAGCTATTGGCTCGCTTGTACGGAGACGCCAACCCCGGACCATCTGCAGTCATGCCCTTGATTTCTGCGAAACTAAATTTTTCCATGCTGGTCTCCTCTTCTATGGTGGTTGGTTCTGGCTCGCCGCAAGTAGGAACTGGTTTGCGTATCTCGGGTGGCAGCGAGAAGTGGTTTACTGACAGGCGCTTTAGATATGGTTTGCGCTCTGGCTTTGGCCAGTCAGCAAAAGGTTGGCGGGGCGGCGATCGTCATTTGGGCCACGTGACGACGCTGGCCGCCCCGCCATGGCTTAGCCCATGCAGGCTCGCCATTCTGCATAAAGCATCCGCAACAGCCGCTTCTCGGTATAGCGCTTCGCGCGGTTCGCGGCGTGCAGCGTGTAGCTGTCTTTGCCAGTCTTACTTTCCTTGATGGCCGTGCCGCACTTATGCGGCAAGCGTTCGGCCTCATAACGGGCGCGCTCGGCGAACACGCACTGCAATTCCGTGTATTCAGGATTGGAGCGGATCTCCTCGCCGAAGACCGGGCGGAACTTGCCCATGGACAAGATCAGGCTGTTGCCGACGTTCCACATGACCGATCGGCGCGTCTTGCTGTAGCCCTCGACGATCCAGTCTTCCGCCGTGGCACCTTTGCCTGGCGCGCCCTGCCGATGACCGTTTAGGACGGCAAGCCCCATGCGCTTCCAAAGCGCCGATACCGACTTGAAGTCGCCGACCGAATAGAACTCGCCAGTTTCCTTGCCGTAGCCGCTGGCCTCGCCGATGATGCAGGCTAGCGACAGATCACCGAAGCCCTTGATGCCCTTGGCCCATGCGTAGATCGGTAGCGTTTTGACTGACTTGACGAGATGCTTCTCGTATTCTGACTGCTGCTTGTCGAGCACTTCGAGTGCCGCGATGTAGGGCGAAAGCATGCCTCGCAGTTGATGCGCTTCATCCTTCATTGCATCAGACCACGCAGATGCGGCCTGTTCTTTGTCGCCGTCGAAGAGACGGCGCAGACTGGCCTGTCCCTGCAGGATGAGCTTCGTTCTCGCCCGTATCATGTCTTGCCGCAGGCGGTAGAAGTAAAGCACCTGCTCGATAGCATCGTGGTGACGGACGTTAGTTGTGAATGGTTCCCGGCGCAGCGAGATAGATATGGGAGACGTGTGACTCGTGGCCGCGTCAGGAATTTGGATTGCCGCGCAAAGTGCCGCTGGCGAAAGGGTCATATTCATTGTTGTCTCCTCTGGGTTGCGGTGTGGTGGCTGCCTGGCATCCGTCCTATGGGTTTCATTCAGTGGCTGGACAGGCAGTATTTGGTAAGAGTGGCGGAGCGAACCCGCCAAACCGCCTGTTTCGTGGCAGCCCCATTTGCGACCGACCCATCAACTGGGAAACTAGGTAATCGGTCCAAGCGCTCAGGCTCATTCGTATGCGGCGGTATCGCTTGGCCGCCGCAGTTAGTGTTGCTTGTCGGCGCGCTCCATTTCTGGATATCCGCCGCTAAATTGGCACCGACAAGCAAAAAGGTAGCAGACCGGCGACGCGACATTGGTTACCGTGCCCGCAAAGGCCGATCTGCAAAGGATTGGGCGGCGCGCGAGTGACAGTCTCGGGTGACACGCCGCCCACCGAGGTTACACCTCGGAATTGAAGGCGTCGTCCTTCATGCGCTCGATCTCTTTCAGATTAAGCGACTGATGAATTGGCATATTGTCGCGAGAACAGGCGATGATCTTCTCAAGCCAGCGGGCAGTCCGAACCATCGTCGAGCCCTGCGCGCGATAATGCGCCTCGGCGGCGCGCAGCTGGTCCGGAGTGGCCTGTCCGAGCAGGAACTCGCCGCCGTTGCCGTCTTTGATTTTGAAGAGGTAGAGGCCGGTGAGCGTAACGGCGAAGCGCTTGAACGCTGCGTTGCTGGCCTTAACAGATGCCGCGCTCTGCGGAGTGAATACGACCGGCGCATCGTTTGCGACTTCAGCCGTGGGCACATGAACCGTGCCGATATCATCGCCGCGCTTCACTTTGGCGTTGTCTTGGTGATGAAAGCCAGCAACAATAGTGGTCGCGGCGATGCGGAAGGCGTCTTCATGAAGAGCTGGCCGCTTGCGGATCTCCAGGATCAACGCCTCAATAGCGGCCTCTGAATTCCGGCCAGCATCATCATAGATGCGTTGTCCGGCAGAGCGGATGCTTTCGCTTCTGGCTCCAGTCACTCGTCTTGCTGTCGCGTTCATGTCGTCTCCTCGTGGTGGTGTGGTAAGCCTGCCGCGCTTCATAGGCGGATTTCGGGTGAAGGGTGGCGGCAGGCTATTGGTGTTGAGAACGGCGGCGCAGCAGCGATGGTTTGCAAAATCTCGATGGCTGCCGCTCTCAATGGGTTGTGGGTCGCGATTGATGTTTGGTTTTCGCGGCACATGTGGCTCCCCACATGTCACAGCGTTTTGCCGTCACATCTGAGGAGCTGGGGCTTCATGTCCCAGCCTCATCTTCTTCTCGGCGGATCGCGGCCTTTCGCCGCTACTCTTCTTCTGTCGTGGTCTTTCTTAAGTGGCCGCATTGTCGTCATTCTCCAAATGGGGTTGTCGAGAATAATGTTTTGTCCGTTGGCGCTTTGCCCTGCCTCCGGTTGTACTTTGCTTTTTAACTCGCCTACAATCTTCTGCCTTCGATCAATGCCAGCATCGAGTTCCTCCTTTGCTGACCCTGTCTGCGGCGCCCTGTTTGTTTGCCGGTTTATTGGTATAGGTTATCGGTTTATAGGTCAACAGAAATTTGTTGAAGCTATAGCTATTTTCTGATAACTGATTGAAAAAATAAGGGATAAATTTATGAGCAAGTTGTCTGATTATCTTACGGCCCGAGCGGCCGAGCTAAATATTTCGCAAACCACCCTCGCAGAAACAGTCGGCATGTCGCAGCCGAGTATAAGTGATTTGTTTAACGGCCTGACAGCGTCTCCCCGCAAGTGGCGTGAGATAGCAGACGCGCTGCAGACGCCGCACGAAAAGATGCGCGATCTGATGATTGAAGCTGGGCGCGATGGCGGCAAGCCAACGCGACTTCCCCGATCAGTGACGCGCTTGCCGATCGACGAACTCACTCGTCGAGATCCATATGAACCGAACGCTACGATAGACCCAGGCGTCAAAATCCCCGCAGCCAGCCGATACGGAAGGATGTTGCCCGTGTTGGGCGAGGCTGTAGGCGGTAGCGACGGAGAGTATACGTTCAACGGCCAGGTGCTGGATTATGTCGCCTGCCCGCCCTCACTGGCCAACGTGTTAAATGCCTATGCAGTTTGGATAGACGGCGAGTCGATGTACCCCCGATTCCGATCTGGAGAGCTGGCATATGTCCATCCGGGCCTACCAGCACGGCGCGGCGACGACGTAATCGTGCAGATACGCGCACGAGAAGAAGACATGCCGCCGAGGGGATTTGTCAAAGAATTTATAGGGTGGGCCAGCGATCATCTGGTGCTGCATCAATTTAATCCCGAATCACAACTCAAATTCCCGCGGTCGATGGTGGTATCGGTGCATCCAATAGTTATGTCCGGAAAATATTGATCGGTTATAGGAATCGGTATTGACATTCTATAGCCTATAGTCCTATAAATCTCCTCACAGCCGCACCTTGGCTGGCACCACTGAGGAGACAACAATGTTGGACAGAAGAATTCTTCAGCATGATGAGGACTATGCGCCGGTGGCTATTGCAGCTGGCAGCGCCGAGCCATTTCGCAAGCCTGACCACAAAGCCAAACGCCACCCGAAGCCGCGCAATGTAGATTGCCGCGGCCGTTTTGCGTTGCGCCATCAGAAGCCTGGCCGTGCGCTCGCCGAGATCGGCGGTGACGAATGACCCTGAAAGACTTCATCAAAGACTTGATCGGCGCCGTCTCGGCCGGATCATTCGTAGCGGCCGTCTCCATCTGGCTGCCGTACGTCGTGCAGCACCACTAACCCACACCACATCAGAGGAGACTGAACAATGGCCAAGCGCGCCACCAAGAATGCTGCCGTCGATTCGGCAGAGGCATCAACCGCACTCACAACCTTCAAGGGCTTCGGCAAGGACTGGAAGTGCCGCGACTATCAATACCAGCTCGGCAAGACTTATGAGCACGCCGGCAGCGTCGTTCGTTGCGCCGGTGGCGGCTTTCACTCCTGCGAGATGCCGCTCGACGTGCTGAATTATTATCCGCCGAACACGAGCCGATTTGCTGAAGTCATCGCCGATGGCGCGATCGACAAGGGCAGCGATGACGACGACAGCAAGCTGGCCTCGGCCAAGATCACGATCAATGTTGAGTTGTCGCTTGGCGAGCTGACGAGAAGAGCCGTTCGGTGGGTCGCCGACATGGCCAAGAAACAAGGCAACGGTCAGCACACAACGGGCAACTACGGCCATGCCTCGGCGGCGGGTTACCGCGGCCATGCCTCGGCGGCGGGTTACCGCGGCCATGCCTCGGCGGCGGGTTACCGCGGCCATGCCTCGGCGGCGGGTGACGGCGGCCATGCCTCGGCGGCGGGCAACGGCGGCCATGCCTCGGCGGCGGGTGACGGCGGCCATGCCTCGGCGGCGGGTGACGGCGGCCATGCCTCGGCGGCGGGTTACCGCGGCCATGCCTCGGCGGCGGGTGACGGCGGCCATGCCTCGGCGGCGGGCAACGGCGGCCATGCCTCGGCGGCGGGTGACGGCGGCCATGCCTCGGCGGCGGGTGACGGCGGCCATGCCTCGGCGGCGGGTTACCGCGGCCATGCCTCGGCGGCGGGTGACGGCGGCCATGCCGAAGTTAAAGGCACGTGCGCTGTCGCGCACGCGCCAGGAGTTGGTGGGATGGCGACGGCAGTGGCTGGAAGCGCGATCAGCCTCGCATATCACGATGAAAGCGTCTGGCCGCCGAAGTTGATTGCGGTTCGGTCGTCGATGGTCGGCGAGAACGGCATCGAGGCCGGCAAGAAATACCGCCTGACGAAGGCCGGAGAGTTCGAAGCCGTCGAAGATTAAGAATTGCCCGACGGGCAATGGGCGCGGTCGGTGACGGTGGCTGCAACTTTCGTTTCCGTGCCGCGCCCTAACCATTCACCACCACGAGAAGGAGACAACCATGACGACCAAAAGAAGACAGAAGCCAGCCAACAACAACCGCCCGCAGCCGACGCGGCCCAGCAATTACGAGTTCATGCCGTACACCGGGACCGGCACGGAAGTCGTCGACGATCTGACCACGGGCACGGTACCAAGCTGGCGGCTGATGCAGATCGCGCGCTGGCATGATGCCAAGCACGCCGGCCGCAACGGGCGGATAGCCAATATGCTGCGTGCCGTGGCAGGGATGCAGGATGATGCGAGGGCTGCGGCGTGACACGCCAGCCAGCGAACGACAACAAGCCGGCGGGGAGCGTTTATACGCTCTCCGAGGCAGCCGACCACCTCCGCCTCACAACGAGAGGCGTCGCCAAGATAGCGAAGCAGCACGGCCTTTGCATGGTGCGAGGCCGTGACATACTACTGACCGACAACGACATTGAAGCTATAAAGGATGTACTTCGATGCCCCTCAAACTCTACAAGCGTGGTAAAGTCTGGTGGATCACCGGCACCGTCCATGGACAGGCTATCCGAGAGTCTACGCGAGCTCACGACAAAGAAGTCGCGGAAGCGATCAGGATCAAACGCGAAGCGGGCCTAGTCAGCGATCACGTGTTCGGGCCGAAAGCAACGCGCACGTTCGCGCAGGCCGCGGAATCGTATCTGAAAGCTGGCGGGGAGATGCGATACATCGGCACGCTTGAAGGCGGGCTGCTCAAGCATTTCTACAACAGTCCACTCAAAGACATCCAGCAGGACGACCTCGACGCGGCCGGCCGCACCCTCTACCCGACCGCTCTCCCTGAGACGCGCAACCGCCAATGCTATACGCCGTTCATTGCCGTCTGGAACCATGCGGTAAAGAACGGCTGGGCTGATATGCGCCTCTGGTCGCGACCGAAGAAGCCGAAGGGCACGAACGTCGTGCGGCTGGCAAAGCGCCGCGCCGGTACATTCCCCGTTGAATATGAGCACGCCGCTAGGTTCATTGCGGCGATGTCGCCAGGACCGGCCACTCTCATGACGGCGCTATTCTACACCGGCATGCGACCAATCGAGATATTTGCCTTGGAGGCCAACGAAGTAAACATCGCTGGCCGATGGATCACGCTTACGAAGACAAAGACCGGCGAGCCGCGCGGCATCCCAATTCACGAGTTCCTTGCGCCGATTTTGGAATCGCTCCTGAAGCGAAACTCACTGGCGGATGACGCGCGCCTCTTCCGGACGCCGAAGGGCGAGCCATATGAGGCAATCGTAAAGCTAGATGAAGAAGGCGGGGGCGGCGGACTGAAGACCGCAATCAACGGCGCTCGCCGTAGGTCAGGCATTCGGGACATCGCGCCATACACTGGTCGCCACTCGTGCTCGACTGGCCTCGTCGTCGCTGGCGTGCACCCGCACATAAAGGATCAAATACTCGGCCACGCAGCGGACGATATGAGCAGGCACTATACCAACGTGCCACAGGCGCCCCTGATCGAGGCAATCAACAAGCTGCCAGTTCCCGATCTTTGGAAATCCTTACCGTGGGTTGATAACGCCCTTGAGTGGTCTGGCAGGTTCGCCGAGGGAATGGGCAAGAGGACGGATTTGGAGAAGAGGAGGGAAGCGTGAGAAGCGATAGACATTGGGAAAACAACCAAGAAAATGTCACCGGCCGCGAGATACTCATTGAGGAGCTTGGCGCTAGCGAAGCCGGCAGAATATTGGTTGCGCTCGGAAGGAAGGGATGGGGTCTTTGGCCTACTGCTGATCGCCGCAAAGTCCTTGAGCAAGAACTTGATGCCGACAGGCTAGAGCGTCACGGAAAATTAATTCGCAGCGCAGCGTCGAGACTAGCGGAAGGGCGATATGGGGAACCGACACAGCTATCAGAAGATATATTGGAAATTCCAGTTCGTCCTCCGCTAAAGAACAAAACAGAATGGCGAGATAGGTGCCCGCACCTGGAAGGCGGAAAGCTTCAGGACGAATAACCCGCTCCGGCGGGTTTCTTTTTGCCAACTCACCTCATTTGTACAAAACTTGTACACGCGAATTCTTCAGGCACCGCTTCGCCATACTATCCAAGGAGAAATAGACCTTAAACAATTCCCTTGGTAAGGGTGAGGTCGGTGGTTCAATCCCACTCGGCAGCACCAGTTTTCTTGTGGGGCACATGCCCTCACCGACTGTATAAGTCGGTTTGAAAATGCAGACAGAGCAAAAACCTCAACAGATTGAACTCGCTCCGCTGGAATGCTGTGAATATTTGCAAAGGACAGCCAAACCCGGTGACAGCAAAACGAATTGAACGCGCATTCGATCGACAAACCGACGAAGCCACGAGATCGTTCAAGCTCTCTAGGCAGGGCTAGCCCGTAGCCACTCGTTGTGATTGAATGCTGCGCGCAGGAGTTGGGAGACTTCAATGCAGGCAGATTTGATCTATGACGTTGGTGTAAACGACGGGTCGGACTCCAGCTATTACCTGGGAAAGGGCTTTCGCGTTGTCGGCATTGAAGCTCATCCAGGTTTAGCGCAAACGCTTCAGCAGCGATTTTCATCCGAAATTGCTGCTGGACGATACACTTTGCTAAACCTTGGTGTGGCCGACCAAGATGGTACCATGCCATTCTGGGTTTGCGACGATGTATCGGAATGGTCGTCATTCAACCGAGACATCGCTTCCCGCGATGGTTCCCGGCACCATGAGGTGCACGTCTCAACGCGACCGTTTATTCACATTTTGGCTGAGCACGGCGTGCCCTACTATTGCAAGATCGATATCGAAGGGAACGATCGATTTTGTCTTGATGGAATATCTCCGAACGACGCGCCTGCGTTTGTTTCGATCGAAATGTCCCACCGGAACGGAAGTCGCGATTTGGCGCAACTTGAGGCATTGGGATATCGTCGTTTCAAGATATTGAATCAACTTAATTTCACTCCAGCGCTCCCCTGGTTAGTTTCGCTATCGCGACCAGCAAGAGTGAAGCGGCGCTTGGATCGGTTCTACTCGTCGCGATTTGGCAAGCGCGAGGACGAAGGATGGGTATTCCCGCCTGGATCGTCAGGGCCCTTTGCAGACGGAACCCCTGGCCGATGGCAGTCCCTGGCACAAGCCATTGCAACATGGGGGAAACTTAAAAAAATATCCGACAAAGCCGGATCGCTCAACGTTTGGTTCGACATCCATGCCACCCGGTAG